ATGCGAGTACTAGGTCGGGTGCGTTTGTCCAGGTTGACGGAGGAATCTACCTCTGTCGAACGGCAACGTGAGTTGATCAAAAAGTGGTCGGAGATGAACGACCACACCATCGTCGGGTGGGCCGAAGACGTAGACGTCTCGGGGTCTATCGACCCCTTCGAGGCACCCCAGTTAGGGCCGTGGTTCCAAGAGGACAAACGGGGAGACTGGGACATACTGGTCGCCTGGAAGCTAGACCGAATAGGTCGACGTGCTATACCGCTGAACAAAGTGTTCGGGTGGATGCTGGAGCACGAGAAGACGCTCGTGTGTGTATCAGACAACATCGACCTGTCGACGTGGGTTGGACGGTTGGTAGCCAATGTATTGGCCGGGGTGGCCGAGGGAGAGATAGAGGCCATCAAAGAACGGACCAAGGCGTCCCGAAAGAAACTCTTGGAATCGGGCAGATGGACCGGGGGACCGGTGCCATACTGGCTCATCCCAGAGAAGCTACCGGAGGGCGGGTGGGTGTTGTCGTTGAATACCGAAACCGCACCAATACTTCGCCGTGTAGTTGACGAGGTACTAGAAGGCTCTGCTGTACACACCGTTGCTGAACGTCTGAATGACCAAGAGGTTCCCAGCCCTGGTGGGAAGAAGTGGACATCGCAGACGTTGTGGCGGATTCTTCAGCATAAGTACCTTAAAGGCCATTCCACCGATCGCGGCAAGACCGTACGCGATTCATCTGGTGTACCAATATCCAACTGCGAAGCCTTGCTTACTCCTTCTGAGTGGGATCGGCTGCAAGCCGTGCTAGCCCAGTGGAAACTACCCGAGACATCGAATCGAGTGAAAAACACATCGCCACTTCTCGGGGTGGTTGTGTGTTACATATGTGACAAGCCTTTGTACTACCGGAGCTACACCCGCAATTACGGTAAGGGGCTATACAGAAGCTATTACTGCCGGACGCATAGGACCCCAGGCATTGATGCAGACATGCTAGAGGCATTCGTAGAAGAGAGGTTCCTAGAAGAATTAGGCGATGTAAATGTCCGGGAACGCCTGTTCATCCCGGCTGAGAATCACCAAATCGAATTAGATGAGGCTGTGCGGGCCGTAGAGGAACTTACGTCCTTGCTAGGCACGGTCACATCAACCACCATGCGTTCGTCCCTCATGGCTCAATTGACGGCCTTGGATTCCCGGATATCAGTACTAGAGAAACTACCTACTTCGGAATCCCGGTGGGAGCTTCGGGAGCTGGACCGAACGTATGGGGACATATGGCGGTCAAACGACGATCCGCAAGCGCGCCGTCGTTTCTTGGTCGGTTCAGAGATAGTAATCGCCGCCACTCTACTAGGTGGGCAACAGATGGAAATTCGTCTGCCCCCGGATCTGTTAGAGATTCTAGCTAGGAAAGGAATTACATGAAGAAGCTGGCACCGATGTTGCTGCTGGCGCTGACCGCATGCGCCAACACACCATCCGATATACGACCACTGTCACCTGAACATCGCGAGGTGGTCGTGTTCGAGGTCGGAGGCGACTATTCGTTCGCCTCGTACGATGACAACTTTCAGAACGGTATCCAGTACCAGCCCGGACAAACCCGAGTTGAACTCAAAGGCGACAACGTGCCGCAGAGCCCGAAGCCTTTGTACACCTGGGCCAATTCAGGAGAGGGCCGGGATACCCAGGCGTGGTGCCGAATCACCGTAGACGGTGAGGTGAAAGCGGAACAGCACACCGAGGGTGACGCCAATGACCCCACCTGTGTGGTATCCTGACCCTGCGCCGCCTCACGGCGCACCCCCCATGGTAGGTACCCCCGGTGTTTCGGCACTGGGGGTATCACTATCTATAAGTAGACGCGCGACGGGTTTGGAAGGCGGCTAGGCGCTCTCTACCACAGATCCGGCAAGTCCAAGCCACGTACCCGTCTTTTCTGGTGGCGAATCTTCCGTCGTCCTTACCATGTCTACCGCACCCTTTTCTTTCCGACAGTGGTACAGGGGGCCTGCCAACCCTTTCGCATACCGCGTCCCTTCGGAGGATGTTCTCTTGGTTGGTCACCACTTCCATATGACTTGGGTTTACGCACAGCTTGTTTCGGCAAAGATGGTCGATAGTCATACCTTCAGGGATTGGACCGTTAGCTACTATCCAGGACGCCCTATGCGCTCCTGTGTACCGCTGCCGATCACCCGCCCGTACTTTAACCATGCCGTATCCGTGTCGGTCCACCCGGCCTGTCCACTGCCAGCACGGTCCTTCCGAGACTACGTACTTTCCCGATATAGCGCTCTCCCACTTAGGTTTTAGAAGCTCTTGGGCAGTCGTGCAGATCGTCCTCAATGTTTTTCCTTTTTTCGTTACATACAAAAACACCCCCAGGCCACACCCAAAAGGCGCGTACCTGGGGGCTTTTCGTGTACTACTGGTATCCCATCAGGGATAGTGCTTGTTCGTGTGATGTGCAATCTTCGATGCGGCACAACGGCGTTAGGCCGTTGGCTGGGTCAAAGTCGGCGTCGAGCACTACGGCGTTCTCGTCGGCCAAGAAGACGTCGACCGTCTTCGGGAGGTGAAGCATGTTCACCGGGATACCGAGTAGGTTCCCGAGTGATTCAGCGGACGCCACGGTGATCAGGAGGTACCACGTGGTTTCACCATCGGTGCATCGGTAGTGGTTTGTCTTCGGGCAGAAATGTGGTAAGAACTCTGAGATCAGCTCAGCTGTATGCATTCTCACGCCTTCCAAAACACCCACAGAACGCCTGTAGCACCATTACCACCCCATCCGCCACCGCCGTGGCTACCGGTGCTGAAACCAGCCCCACCGCCACCGCCACCTCCGCCACCTCCGGGATATCCACCGTTGGCACCGTTACCGCCGACAGCTTGGGCCAAGGTGCCCGTGGGGTTACCGCCCCCACCGCCACCGGCACCGCCGCCTCCGCATTTGATCTCTGCACCAGCTGAGACCGCGCCTCCAGCCGTACCCGTGCCAGCCGGTAGTGCGCTGGGAGATCCGCCCACCCCGCCCATGGCGGCAGCAGACGACGACCCTGTTGCACCGTATGTCCCATAGCTGGCTGATGTGCCAGCCTTGAACCCGCCCTTACCTCCGGCACCCCCGCTGCCGGGGGTGGAAGACGTTTGTTGGTACCCGAATTCCCCTTGGATACCACCCGCGCCCCGCGTCGTACTTAAATACGAACCGAACGAGGTGTGTTGTGCGTTAGTCCCGATCGTTACGTCAACCGGCCAGGTAATTGAATCTGGATCTAGCTTGAGCGCTAGGTATCCACCGTTCACACCACCTGCGCCACCATTTCCACCGGTAGTGGTGGTGCCGCTGGAGCCACCGGCCCCGTTGTCGCCTGCACCAATTCCGATAACAACGAGTTCGCTTATGGTGGTGGAGGGTTTGGCGTAGGACTGCGAAGACGTGATGGTGTCGACGGTGTATCCGTTGATGACAGCTTGCTTGATCGTTTCGATCGTCGTTTGAACTTCGGCAGGCGTGCCTGTAGCGGACGACCCACCGAACCAACCGTTGACGATCGCCTGTCCGGTGGCAACGAGATCGTTACCGATACCGACGACTGTGTCTCCGAGGTCGTCCAAACCCTCAACGACAGACGAAGCGATAGTTCCGACGATATTGCCGCCGTCTAGTTCTCCGTCCACCGTAAGTGCTTGTGTCTTACCGGTTAGCGAGTTCCACCAGTCTTGCAACATCGCTAGCGCCCCGTTGATCGGAGCTGTGAACGCACCGCTGATGATGTCGAGGATCTGATTCAGAACCGACAAGATGTACGGGATAGAGTTCAACGGGTTAAGCATGTTGATGAACTCTTGAACGAGTTCACCGAAATCGTCTGATACTCCACCGGTTACCTGACGAAGGAACCCGAGGAAGTCTCCGACCAACAACAGTTTACCGAGCCCGGTAAACCAGTTGATGATTGTTTGTACCGCTGTAGGAACGTCTTTGAACATCGCAGCGGTAGCGCCGGGGATCGCAGGCATGAACTGCTTGAGCACATCCAGAGGCATCTTCAACAGATTGGCTGCGAGCGCTCCCAGCTGGTCGATGAACGAAACCACCGGCATGTACAGCGATTTGGCTATCGTCTCGGTCATGTCCTGACCGAAGTTGAACCCCTCACCGAGTGCGTTGTTACCGCCGACTACGTAGGCTCCATCGGGGGCGGGCTGATGCGGGGTTGTCATCGGTGCCCCCTAATCAGTCGAAGGCGGTCACCTTCGATCCGGTCTTCTCGTTCTTGCTGAACGTCTTTACGGAGAGCGGAGATATCTCGCTCCACGTTCGAGAACCCGGTCTCTACAGCCTTTGTGAGGCGGTCTATGTCCGCTCGGAGGTTGGTACCGTGGTCGTTCTTGACTTCGTGTTTGATGGTCTTCAGGTCTCGGTTCTGCTTGCGCAGGTTTAGCCACACCGGCAGTACCGCCGCCAGTAGTCCAGAGAGGCTAAGGCCAAACAGGGCAACGACGTCCATCCAATCGTCGGGGTTGAACGGTGTGATGTTCACTTCGGTGTGACGTGTCTACGAATCCACAGGCCGAGGATGATCGGTCCGACAACGCCGTAGACGGCCATGATGGCTTCGATCGCGGCCTGGTCTAGAACCTGCTTGCCCACGATGACAGCGATCAGGTTGGCGACGGCGAACAGACCGGCACGGACCACGACGGGTTCGGTTGCCTTCTTGACGATATCCTCGAACGTGTCGTCGTCATCTACGACCAGACCGCCCGTGTCCATAGGGTCGTTCTCAGCCATCTTCTGGCTCCTCTCGATTAAGTTCTTGTGCAACATCTCTGCGGGGCAGGGGCCCCGGAAGTCGTCCGTCTCTCTCGAACTGTCGCAGCATGACGTCGCTCTCTTGGATGGTCATTTCGCGTGTGTCGGGGAGGACGACAGGTGGTGGGGTAGCCGTACCAACCGGCACCCACCGGGCCGCGTTGTTGTAGATGTGGCTAGGGCCACGGAACGCGCCTTGGAGTTCTATCGTCTGCTCGGGGAGCTGGCTGACGTGGATGTTGCCGTTCTCGTCAGCCAGCCCTTCCAAATAGTCCCGATGCCTAAACCCGCACTCCCACAGGTGCTTAGACCACTGCCGTAGAAAGCCGGGGTGCGTTACCGCACCGATACCGGCGAACGTGGGCATATTCCGCAGAGCCCAGACAACGTGCTCTTCTGGGTTGTGCGGATCGGCTTCTTGCTGTGAAGGAATGCCGGGTTTGAATGACATGTGTCGCCTCCTGGGCGTCTGAGAAAAATCAGACGCACCAGGCGTCCGTTACAGCACGCCGAGGTCACCCAACGACGAGTTAATGTCGCGGATCATCTCGAACGCCTTGAGCATCGGATCTTGTGGTTCGCGGTATCCGACTTCGATCTCCCAACCCTTAGGGCCGTCTGCACCCCATGAGTAGCTGATCTTGGATACCCGCTCTACGAAGATCGTGTACGGGTCGGGGAATCCGAGAACCGTTGTACCAATGCGGTCTCCGAGCCAGAAGTGACCGTAGCCGGGTGCACCGATGTAGTACGGAGCTGCGTCCGAGATCTTGATTGTGTGCGACGTGTGGGCTCTGGTCGCCCAGATCTTCGCCCGTATCGCCATGATCGCGGAGAGCGTGAACGCTTTGTCCGCGCCGTCTGCCCAGCCCTCGTAGTAGTGGAAATCTCCAAGCCCGGTGATGGCGTTCTCCAACCCTGGAAGAGGTAGCGAGAGTTCCATAGCCCGTAGGGTCGGGATCTCCATAAACGCGAGGATCGTGTCCGAGTAGATCGGGTTAGCGATAGCGTCGATGGCACCACCGATGGGCGGGAGCTGAACTTCGATGGCAGCCGATATATGCGCTGCCAGAAGGTCTCCGCCCATCTGGATAACCGCTGAGATCGCTTCATTTACGCCAGGCATTGACTGCCCACCGGTCAGGAACGACGTATCCGTGGCCTCGTAGTACTTGAACTCCGAGGACTTGATACCGGTTAGCGGACCCTCTTGGTAGACGACGTGGGGTGCCTTCGGGTTGGTCCCGAGGAACCACGGCACGTAGTACTCTCCGGGGTAAGTCGGGTCACCGTGGTAGACCTCAACACCTTCGGTTGTGCCGTCCGATGCGATGTTGACGATCGCGCGGACCAGACCAACGAGTATCGAACCACCGAAAGCGGTTTCGGTTCCCCAGCCAGACTTATCCTCGATGTCCCAGACCAGGCAGCCGTTACGCAGCGGGAAGGTGGTCTCGTTGAGAATGCCACCGTACTTGTGCGCGAACGGATGTGGGTCTTCGCCCTTCAGGTACCGGCGTGGAACCCACGACAGCTGGGCATCTTCCATGACCCGTTTGGCCACGTCGAACATCGACTTGAACCGGGAGAAGACGATTGCCAGATTGGAGTTGTCGTCCAGAAGGTCCAACGGAGAACAGATGTTCCGCCAGTTCGACGGTAGGAACGACAGGCCCATCCACTCGGTTGGATCTAGTGGGTTGTCGGGAAGAGTGAGCCACGACGTCTCTAACCGGAATAGGTTGACGAACAACGTGACCAGCAAGCACCACTTCGCGGGTCCGAAGATCACCCACATCTTCGGGAACTGGAACTCAGGCCGTAGGAACGGGTTAGCCCAGCAGTACATGTGCTTGAGTTCTTCGATGTCGTGAAGGAAGGTGATCTCTAGGTAGCAGTCACCGGACTCTTCACGAACAACGCGGTAGGACTCCATCCGGCCCGACCACCGGGCACCTTGCTTGTCGAAGGTCACGTGGACGTTGCGCTTGGCACGTCCCCGGAAGTCCATTACCCATTTGGCTAGGTAGTGGTCTAGGGACAGCTGCAAAGACGCTGTTCCGGTGTCGTTGTCGATGAACTGGAAATCGCCCTTACGCTCCCCGGCGACTACGCCACGGAGGTTGAAGTCACCGTCGTAGAGACGGGTAAGGACGGGCTTTAGACGTTGCTTCTCACGCCAGCGGCGGTACTCCATGACCCGGTCCCACAGGAATTGTGCGTCTTCCTTAGACCGGACACTCACTTTTGCCCCCCGCGCCTGCAACTGCGACAATATCGGCGGTTCTGGTACAGGTGAACGTTCTCCCCCGCGTACTCGTGGCCGCGCGGACAGTGGGTCTTCTTCGCGTTGGCGTGAGTACCGTGAGCTACCGAATCCCGCTTGTTGTCTGAATCAGTTCCGTAGCATAGGTTCTGAGCGCGATTGTCCAAAGGGTTACCGTTTAGGTGACGGCACACCTGTGCCACCGGCAGTGGGCCTATGAATGCTTCCGCCACCGCGCGGTGGACGTAGCAGACCGTCCCTTTGTTGTTCCGGTACAGGTTGGTATGCCGGTACCCCTTTGAATCCCTAGGGGTTTTAAGAATACGCTCGGGGACGACCTGGACCTTGCCGTCAGATCGTTTTACTTCCCGAGCTTCTGACCGGATACGCCCTAGATCGGAAACCGAATACTCGCCTTCCCATTTCGGGATGGGTTTCCAGTTCTCATTCATTCTAGGCCCCAAGGGCGAGACCAAGGACGGGGTACCCGAAGCTGGACCATTTGGCCAGGCTTCGCACCCGACACGGTGATCTCGAACGTGGCGGTCTTAGTCCACGGTGGAATCGAGTTGCGGAAGCGGACACCGTTCATCCGTTGCCACACAGGCGATCCGTTGAGCGCGGTGACCTGTTCGACCCGAGGGTCGGTATCGATAAGGCAATCCTCAGCACCAGCGGTGTACCCGGTGGTCGACTCGTACACCTGGACGTAGGCCGTTGTCGGACTGAACGAAGACGAACCGGTCATCAACTTCACCGGGGTACCGGCGAGTGAACCCGTGAATGCCACGGTGTACGGACGGGTACCAACCAGGAAGGCCGGTCCACCGTCTACTACTACGTTGCCTTCACCGATAGCCGGTAGGGCTTCCAGGGCGGCTTGAACCGTTGCAGCAGAGGCGGTACGAGACAGGTTCACGGTCGACTGACCGTTGTAGGTCAGCTTCCAGGTACCGGACGTCGGCTTACCGACGATGTTCACCACCTGAACCGAAGCGAACCGCATGCCTCCGATCAGCGACGGTAGGCGCAACCTACGGTTAGCGAACTCCGGGTCATCGAACGAGTAGTCCGGGATAGTCCAGATAGTCGCGGGAGACGTGGGGGCACCCAGCCACGGAAGAAACGGGATGTACGGCTCTGACGGAGGAAGCTCTGAACCGGGTACAGCCCACTTGGGGAAGACCGTTTGGTCTGTGGGGTTTAGACCGTGTTGTGTATCGCCGTTGGCGATCTCGATGTACAGCGTCTCTTTGGGGATTTCTGCCAGCGGCCACGGGAACGGCAGATCCATAAGGATCGGGTTGAACGTCGTGTCCTTCTGACACTCGGCTTCCCACGTCGCGTCTTCGCCGTACCAGAACGGGTCGCCAGCGATGACGGTCATTTTGACCATGTTCATCGAGCGGCCATGGGGGTCGGTGACGAGATCTACTTCCATCGCCTCACCCAGGCGGCATTTCAGAGTCCGGCGACCGGAATCCTCTGTGGTGATGTGGATGTAGGTGTCTTTGTCGTAGTCCCACATCTTTCGCCACTCGGAGTCCCGAGACTGCCACGAGTTCTCGCCGTGTTCAGCGTCGTTCAGAATCCATACACCGAACGTCATGTCACGACGCAGGATTCGGTGGTTCAGGTAACGAGCGCCGGGGTAGTTCCCCGGCTCCTCGTATACAACCTTCACGGGCGGGTCAAAGAACCCTTGAATATCGGTAGCAAGGTGCATGCCCCGGTCGCCCTCTTGGGGACCGGCGATGGTGGCCCATTGGCCGTTGCAACCTTCGATCTCTACGACGGTTTCAGCGATCAAGTCTCACCACCTATTTGCTCTTGCCGACGACACCTAGTGCCTGCTTGTTCAGCTGGTTGTTCTTGACGGCGATCGTGTCGTCCACGTTTGATGTGAAGAAGTTCTGCGTAAGGGCCTGCCCAAGAGCCTGTTTCCCGAACTGGAGACCCTGATCGGCTAGCGCTGTTAGAGCGCCGCCGCCCATGCCGAGGTCGGACATCAGCTGCCTACCGTTGGCTTCTCCGAAGCCGAACGCGGTATCAAGTCCCTTTTGGCCCAACGCTGGAAGGTCAATGCCGAACTGGTCCTTGACGCTCTTGGCGATATCCGCCGCTACGTTGGTGATCTTTTCTTTCTGGGATTCCAGCCCGTCAGCGAAACCTTGGCCGGTGTACTGTCCAAGATCGTGCATTACCCTTGACGGAGAATGGATTCCGAGAAAATCCGTGACAGCGTTCTTGACACGAGAGGCAAACTCTCTTGCCTTCGCAACGGCGGCACCGATCATGTCGCTCATACCGTTGATGAAGCCTTGGACAAGCTGCTGACCAGCCGCTATCAACCATGACCCCGCGTCTGCGAAGAACGATTGGATCTTTCCGGGCCATGATCCGACCTCGGCCATGATCTGCGATCCGCCGCTGACGATTGCCGACACAACGTTGGTGATTGCGGACGAAACCGCCGAGACTATGCCATTCCATGCACTCGTGGCTGCGGACTGAATCGACCCCCACAGATTTGCAAAGAACGACACGCTGCCCTGGAAGAACCCCAGAACAGCGTTCCAAGAGTCCTTTAGACCCTGCCAAACACTCGACCACGGAACAGAATTGAACATTTCCGTGATCTTGTTTCCGAGCCACGCAGGGTCGAACGCTTGCAGGAACCCGTTCTTGAACCCGTCCCATGCCTTCTGGCCCGTAGACCCGCCATCCGAGCCTTCGCCAGGAGCCTTGAAGTTGCTACCGGTCTTGTTCTGGCCCGTCAGTTCAGACAGTGCCCCAGCAGTTTTTATCAGCGGGGCAGCGGTCTTCATCAACTGCTCTAGCCTGGTGAACGTCTTGTCCAGGATCGGCCACAGACCGTCGATAGCGGTCTTCAGATCGTTGATGAACGATACGACCTTCTTTGGGTTCTCCGGGTTGGAGATCCAGTCAAAGCCTTTGAGAAACAGGTCTCCGATGCCAGACCCGAATGACTTCAGTGAGTCGCCTAGACCAGACATGGCCTTGTCGAACTGGGACAGACCGTCTGGGCCTTTGGTCGTAATCTTGTCGACCCAGGTAAGCACCTTGCTAGCCCAGTTGTTGAACGACTGAGCCATTCCGGGGAGCTTTTTGGAGAACTCGGTGCTTAGCGTCAGCATCGCGGCGGTGAAGTCCTGAATGCCGGGACTGGCTTGGCCCAGAGCGTCACCGATGTTCTTGAACATCGTTTTGATCTGGTCTAGGCCTTTGGCCGACGTGAGCGCGCTGACAAAGCCGTCTGTCATACCGACGAGGCCCTGGGCGATAGCGCCGAATCCCTCTTGTAGGGCGGGAATTATCGCCAATAGCTTTGTAAAGACTGGGGTTAGGCCCGTCTCAAAAACCTTGGAGACAGAGTCTTGTATCTTCGCCAACTGTTCGCCGGGCTTGAGCTTGCCCTTTTTGTCGAAGACAGCCCATCCCGAGTTGACGAGTGACTGTTTGATGCCTTCCATACCCATCAACACCGCACCGAGCGGTGCGACAATCGCGCTCAGGATGCCCGGAAGTGCCACCAGCGCACCGGACATGAGTCCGATCGCGGGAACAGCCAGTGACGCGGCGGCGGCGATAGCGACTATCGAGACACCGAACGGACGCGCGGTGGCGATCGACTGACCCATCGACTGGGTCATCTCCGATATGGAAGCGCCGAGTGTGCTGAATATCCCGCCTCGGCCACCCGACTTTTGAAGCGCCAGCATCTCCGCTCGCGCACGCGCGGTGTCTGCGTGTACCTGGATATGTGCGTCCATACCCTTGGTAGCGGCGTTTACCTTCTGCCGGAAACCATCTAGGTCGGGAACAACGTTTACTTTGGCCTCAAGGCCCTTGGTTATCGCTTCTAGTTGGCGCTTGAGAGAACGACGGAATCCGTCTGTGTCTGGTACAACGCGTACTGACACCCTGCCGACTTCTCGGCCCCCTGCACCCGCCATAGGGTTACACCTCTACTCTCGGGTTCAAGTAAGCGTCCACCGCTAAACGATTTGGTAAATACCACTTTTCGTGATGTCCGAGCTTGTTATTGCAGCTCATACACAGAATCCCTCGGACGTCCCCGGTGTCGTGGTCATGGTCGGTGTGCCAATTCGACTTGCCGGGATCGTCTGTTTTACAGATCGCACACCTGTGACCTTGTGATTCGAGTAGTGCTTCCCACTCGGACGTCGTTATCCCGTATTTGTTTTTGCGCCGTCTGGATAGTCCGCAGGTCTTGCAGGTAGACGCCAGACCGCGACCGTGGGTGTCGGATCTGTGGAACTCCGATATGGGGAGCTGCCTATCGCAGTCGCAACACGTTCTAAGCCCCTGCGCCAGTTCAGCTTCGACCTCTGCGCTACTACGCATCTGCCGGAACGGTCTAAGCGGTTGGCCCCGTAGTTGTTGGCGGTAATGCGTATTACATAGGGGTTGCTTGGGTGTCTTCGGCGGTCGGTCACAGCTTTCGAAGGAGCACTGTCTACCCACCACCAAGTACCCCCGTCTTCCTCTTCTTTGCCTCTGCGAGATGTTGTTTCGCTATGAACGCGAAGGAGCCTGGAGGCTCTGCGCGCTTCTCAGGCTTTTGTTGCTTTGCCTTCGGCAGGGGGAAGGGCTTCGGGATCGGAGGCCGCTTCGTAGAGTTGGCAGCGGTGTTGATCCACTGGGTTGCTCGTTGAGTTTCGAGTTGATACACGCGCAGGTAGCGGTCCATGGTCCAACGCCGAAGGTGTTGTCCACCACGGCAAGACGCGGCATACCTGGACTCTTCGTCCAGACCTGCTATGAGTGTCAGAAGCCAACGAGGAGTCACACCGGAATCCGGGACCAATACGTCCCGGATGTCGACGGCGTAGTACTCCATCAAGTCGGCAGCTATCCACTGCCCGTGTTCGTCTATTAGCTCTCCGAGCTGGAGGCTTCCCCCGCTTGTGTGGACTCCATCCACCGGTTGAAGATCTCCATGATGATCATCGGGTCACCACCGACAGCTGCGTCCAGCAGTTGTGGCTTATCCGCTGCCAGACAAAGGATCTTCTCTTGCAGCTCGTTGACAGCGTCCAAGTCCTCTTCAGACATCTCGGCACCGTCATCGGTCGACTCAGTAAGAGACTGAATCTGTTTGATCAGGGATAGGGCTTCCTTGCGGGGTCCGGGTTTGATGCGAAGCACGTTACGGAGAATTACAACGTCGCCGCCTCCGAGATCGATCGCTACCGGGGCGTACTTCTGGTCTGCATCTGCGACCATGTCCGAAAGATTGAAAGTGTTTGACATAGCGGGCCTTTCAAGTATTTAGGCGGGCCAGTAAGAGAGGGGAGGGGTGGGGAGGGTGTAGCGATTCGAGGCCCGCCAAGGTGTGCGAACCGTTACAACCCTCCCCGGTATGTGGGGGTGTGTTGGTCTACGAGTTGGACAGCTTGTCGCTAATCCACGAGAACAACTTGCGTGCACCCATCTTCAGGAAGGTCATTCGAACTGGGAATCCGACGAAGTTGTCGGTATCCATTGCGATCGAGTCATCCCCACGGATGGACGTCTTCGGCGCGTGGAAGCCAACCGACACGTCTCCGTCTACGATCACGATCAACAGCGCCCGCTCAACAGGTGCAAAGTCACCATCGACGTTGAAGACGCCGTCCTCGTTGGTATCGTCCTCGCCGTAGTACAGCTCAAGGTTGCCCCGGTCGAACTGTTCGAGGATGGCTGTAACAAAGTCGACTCGTGGGTCACCCGAAAGGGTTTCGCGGAGCGCCTTGTTCTGCCAGGTGCCCTTAACCTCGGTATCCCCGCCGTCCTTGCCAAACTCGGGTAAGTCGTCTCGGGACGTGTGCCCGGTCATCTTCCATCCGTTGGCCGCTGTTACGGGGGTAATGTCGGCTGTTGATCCCGTGATGGCGATCGTCTGGCCCAGCTTCTCGCCGACCCACGAGACGTGCAAACCGTCTTCCAAGGTGTCTTCCGGGTCGGTACTACCGACCACCAGGACGTTACCCACACCCACCGTGGACAACCCCTCAAGCGCAGTCTGAACGGCTGCGGCGGTGGAAGTCGTAGGTAGGGAAGCCGTGTTCTGTCCGCCTACGGTCAGTGTGGTTGCCGCAGAGGCGACTACCTTCTGGGTCTGCGCCCCGAAGGTCTCCGGGTCGAAGGCGTCAATTTCCGCAAGCGTAGGTCGTGCAGTGCCAACCGTATTGGTGTAGATGTAACCTACGGCAGCTGTGATAACGGCGTCATCATCAAGAGCCATTGTTTCCTCAATTTCGTAGTGGCCGTAGGCCGAATTTGATTAGCCCTTGGACACGCCATGTGTCTGTGTATGGGGAGTCGAACTCGGTTGCCCCCATGGTTTCCTCCATCGAATGCAGATACCCATGGGCTGTTTGGGTCTGCCTTTTGACCGCGTCGTACAGTGCTAGTACCGCGTCGTCGTAGAGGTCGTAGGTGCTGTCTAGGTCTTCGTTCCCGATGAGGGTCAGTTCAATGACAGGGAACGACAGTTGTCTTGGCCTACGCGGGTGTCTCGGCCCGCCTATGCGGCGTACGTTGAAGAACGGGAACCGCCGATAGTCGACGTTCTGAACCCACGTATCGACAAGAGCGTCTGGAAACTTCGTCTGAAGGATCTCAACTACGGCGTCGGTAATCGACTGGGGCAACTACTTCCCCTTCCGACGTGGACCTGATCTAGGCGCAGCATCCAAACCTGATGCAGTAGAAAGGATGTAGAGACCGGGTACGTACTGGGGGTGGTCTTCATCCTTGTACTTGCCCTCTACCCAGTGGCCGAACTCGATAGACAGAGCGGCTTCGTCAACCAGATTCACGAACCAGTCAACGTCACCTTCGGTACGGGTGATGTGCGCAGCTCCGGTGTCGTGGTGCATCGCAAGCCGTCGTTTGGCTTGGACTTCCACCCGGCGAGCCGCGTCCCCGACTGCGTGGTGTACGCCTTCGAGGTGTGAGACCACGTGGTTCATAGCCTTTTCACCGATGAGTTTGACGGACATCAAGACCTCTGCATCAAGTACTCGATGTGGGCTGTACGGGGTGATCCCATGTACCGCTGGGGGATACCGAAGATTCCGTAGCGCTTGCCCTCCCATTCGATCTGGGATTGCATGCCCAGAATCCCGTGGTCGTTGTCGAACGACCGGGGAAATCGGATGCGGTAGAAGACTTCTGACTCGAACCCCTCGTTGTCCTGCTCAGCACGTCGGGCGGAAGTCCCGGAGGACGAAGCCACTTGGATTCTGGCGGGTGTTGGTATACCGGTGTCGGACGCTTTAGTCGTTGTGTTCTGGTGACGGTTTGTCACCCCTACCTGTGGGTAGACAACGACTTCCGCGTTCATCCTGTCGAGCAGACTCATAAGGGAAACCAAAATTCCGGTTCACAGGTGTATGCGATGTCTGGTATACCGGGGGCGATGACGAACATCGCCTGAGAGATACCTAGTAGCGCCCACTCGTTGTCGAGTATTTCCAGTTCACCCGTCGCCGTCTTCCAGTTGATCTGGTAGGTGTAGTTTCCATCCGTTTCCCCGGTGTACGCGTTAGGGTTTCGGACCAGTCGGACTACGGAGTTTGCTTCGATCATCTTGACGAGATCGACGTCGATTTTGTCGTCGTCTATCTGATCGTCTAGGTCCGGGATGCGGGACTTGATGATCAACTCCGCGTCGTTAAGGCGGGTGGCGACCATAGTCGCTTCGTCGGTGCTTAGTTCGCGTCCGAGACGTCCTGACACATCAGCAGGGGTTGCGTAAGCCATATGGGGGTCAGATCCCCATTTCGGCTGCGATCAGGTAGTACGGGCGATTCGTGAACCCCAGCCCGCCGGGGTTAGCGGTCACGACCCACCCGGCGCCATCCGACGTCGGGTGCGAGACCGTGATCGCTGCGCCCAGTTCCAGACCCGACACGGAGAGGATCACTTTTCCTGAAGGTGCGGGGATAGTGGTCGAAGCTCCTGCTGACAGGGTCAGAGTGCTGGATACGACCTCGTAGTTGCCGACTGCGGCCATGGGCGTCCTTTCGGGGAGGAGCAACGCAGGAGGCCCCCCGAAAGGGCCTCCCACGTTGCATGTCAAGTCAGCGTCAGGCGACGACGACGGTGGCGGCGGAGCCGCCGGTCAGGGAGCCCCCGTCCACGGCCAGCAGACCCGGCACGGTGACGGTGTAAACACCGGCAGAGCCGGTCACGGTCACGTCAGCGGCGGTGATGCTGTCGTCCAGAGCCACGATCGCGGACTTGACCGTCGACGCCGAGGCGTTGTAGGCGATGGACGCGGTGTCCAGCTCATTCAGGGACAGGGTGAAGGTGCCGCCGGTGGCGCCACCCAGATCCAGTGTGTAGGTCGTGGTCCCCAGGTTGGAGAACTTGACGAACGCCTGCTTGTCACCCAGGACCCAGCCGAAGGTGACCTCGATCAGGATGGCAATCTGGTTGGTCTGCCACATCGAGACCGCGCCGGTGCCGTCGGCGTTGGCCGAGATGGAGGCGCTGTCGGTCATCTTCACGCGGATCTGGTCGGCGAAGCCGTAGCGCAGCTGCGAGAAGTCACCACCGAAGAGGCGGAGACCGGTGTCGGGGTTACCGTCCAGGTCGCCACCGACCACGCGGCCGTACTGAGCCGGGAGGCCCAGGATGTCGCCGACCTGAGCGTTCAGGTTGACTCGGGCGGGGTCGATGTTGCCGTTGGCGTCGCGGAAGACCTGCGCGCGCGCCAGCGTGGAGCGGAAGCGCGGGTCCACGGCCCAGCCGTCGAACTCGTTGTTGGTGTCCGCCGAGACCAGGTCGTAACCGTCGAGCAGGCCGTCCATGATGGCGCCTGCGGTCAGGTTCTTGTAGTGGGTCGTGTTGGCGATCACGTTGTCGGTGTCGATGCCCTGCAGCAGCTGGTTACGCAGTGCGTCGCGGCCGTGGAAGACGGCGAGGTCGATACCACGGCCGATGGCGAACGCGAGGTCGCCCTGCAGCTGGGTGTACAGGCCCTGCGGGTTGCTACGCGCGAACTCTTCCGACACGGTGACGATGGTCGCCAGCTTGATCGGAGAGAAGCTCCGGGTGTCCCACGCGGTACCGGACAGCGGCTTGTGGCCGCCCTCTCGCTGGGCGTTCGAGGTGCCGGTGCCGACCTGGCCGACGGCCGGGCGCTTGGTCGTGGTCGGGATGACGGTTTCGCCGTAGCTCACCGGGATCCGCTGACCCAGACGCATGACGAGAGAGCTCTCCTGCGCCTTGTCGAAGATGGGACCGACCAGGGTCTTGGGGAGCAGGTCGGAGGGGACAGTGGCCAACCGGCCCTGGTGGTTGTCGCTCGAATTGGGAGCGAGCTCGTTCAATCCTGCCATGGGAGGCGTTCCTTATCTTGTAAGTTGTGATTTGAGAAGAGCGGCGAAGGCGTCGGCGGGGCTTGCGCTCGTAGCCGCACCACGTCCCTGTGACGGGTCGTAGGCGGGCGAAGTCCCCAGCGAGCTACCGAAGATCGACTTCAGTTCCGCCGCATGGGCTGTCAGTTCGTCCTCCGTGGTCCCCTGGAGCGTCTTGGCGAAAGCGAAGATCTTGTCGTTGGGGACTTCGGCCTTGATAGCCGTGACCAACTTGTCGAAGTCGGTCTGAATCGAGGCACTCGCGTTGACCGCCTGGGTCTTTTCCGCAGTCAAGGAAGCAACTTGCTCCTGTGCTGACTGCAATGCGTTGTTGGCCTCTCGGAGTTGGACGCGGTAATTAGCCGCCTCCTGGTTCGCAGATGAGATCTGCTGACGTGCCCAGTCGGGAAGGTCGTCTTCTTTAGACGGCTTCGCAGCGGGCGGTGTCGGCTTCGGTGCCTCGGGTGCAGTGGCTTCCGGGCTTTCGGTGACGGTTTCTGACATGAAAGTGCCTCCTGGGCAATACAAAAGCGCCCACCTGGGGCGCTTGGATGTGACGGGCCGACGAAGAGCTACGCGACGAACGCGAAATCTTCGGGTTTGATTTCGCCGCGAGACAACTTGCGGCGCAGGGCGTTTATCACGTCGTCGTTCAACGTGATCGGCTTACCCTTGTTCTTCCCCGCCGTGTAAACACGATCGGGTTCTTCTTCACGAAGTTTCTTGGCTTCGTTGGTCGCTTCGATCCACAGCTTTTCGGCTTTGAGATACGCGGCCTTACCTGCCCAGTCTTCGTTCTTGAACACCGGAACGACCTTGCAGTCACAACCGGTATGCCATTGCTCCATGTAGTCGGAGATGTCCTCACCGTTCAGGTGCATCTCGACAGCAGAGAGGTGGTCCAGGTCAAGACCCGCTGTGACAGCGTCCATGTAGACCGGACCACGGGAGATGAGCATCAGGCACCACGCGCAGGTTTCCCTACCTGTGGCTACCCGCGCCCACCCCTGAACACGACGAGACTTCTTGCGAAGATCCTCTTCTGAGAGTTCGTCCGCCAGATCGGTGTCCGATTCGACGGCTTGGATAATCTGCCGTCTAGCACCGTTCTCTACAGATCGAACCGCGCGGAGCGCGATGTGTTCCACCGCGTCTCGGCTAGACCTCATCTCCATCAGATCCCGGCGAACCGGTTCCATGTCGAACACAAAGTCGCTGAACTCGTAGTTCTCGATGAACCGGTCATGCCTTGGCAGATCGGGGAAATGCATTGCCCGCTGGTCGTCGTAGAACTTACGACCGAGAACCGCCGAATCCCAACGGCCTTGTTGCACCGCAGGGAACAGCAGTTCTAGAGACTTACCCCAGTTGGCTAAGGACAGCGATTGCCCTGCCGCTACTATGAATTGGGCGAACGACTCTACGTACCTAGCGACGGCAGCGGAGATGGCAAGCTGTGCGGCTGCGTACTCCTCTGGCGTCACTTCGAACTGCCGGTGCTAGCAGGCTTCTTGGTCGCCGGGTCCGGTTTAGGTGTCGCATCCGCAACGGCCTTCGTCTGCGCGTAGAGGTCGGTGAGGATCGACTGACGATCCTCGGCGTCCCACTCGCGCATCTGGTCGCGCTGCTCCGAGGTGTATCCGAGATCAATTCGGGTTTGTTCCTTGGGGACTGGGCCTTGTCCGTTGGCGTACAGCTTGGTAGCTGCGTCTGCCTTAGCCGAGATCGTCGGCGTGGACGGGTCGCGCCACACGGTCTCAAGCCGGTGGTACTCCTCGGGGACTTCTTTACCCATGACCTTGGTGGCGAGGCGCATAGCGCGCTCCCACGATCCGCCGAACATCCGGGCCTTACGTTCACACGTCTTCACCAGCCGCGATTCGGAAGCCTGAATGGCTTCCGCCGAAGCGGGGTTGTCCGACGAGAACGAAAGATACTGCGGCGGCAGACCTGTGTATGCGGCGAACTGCTTGGCGAGTTCGTTCAACTCCTCTGCGAAGTTCCGAAGGTCGGCAGCTGAGAACTCGAACGACTTAGCGTCTTTGTTACTCAGCGTGAGCATCCGCCCGTAGTACAGTTCGGCAGTGGAGGCCATGTTGCCGTCGACGTTTGTCAGCTGTCCTCGGTCAACGCCGAAGAACCCTCGTAGAGGCACTGCGATCAGTTCCGAAGCCGCTTGCAGGTTCATCAGAGTTCGGGCGGCTGCGTCGGTAAGGGATCGGATTTCAGGGGAAATCTCGGACTGGCCCTGACGGTCAGACAGTTTGGCGCGGTTGACCAACGGGACCACCGGAACAACACCGAGGTTGTGAACCACCGGGGGGCCGTCCTGAATCCACTTGGACGCGGGACCTTGGTCTCGTCGTAGGTAGATGGTGCGGTCGGGGAGTAGGAGAGTCGCGGCATCCGCTACGGCTCGTCCTTCGATAAGCGCGTTCGGGTCTGTGGAGTCCAGGTGGTAGAACCGGCAGGCCCGCGTCACGTTGTGGGTACGAGGGTCCAGCTCCGCGTACATCGACAGTGGAGACTCCAACCGGATAAGCGGGTAGTCCGCGTCGTCGTTGGGTCCGGGGGCTGCAACGGTGATATACGAGCGCCGGAACGTCATAGCGTCCATATGACCTAGACCTGACTCTTCGTCTAGGTCGTTGTCTTGCCACCACTGCCAAAGTTCCTCCACGCCTTCGGATTGTCCGTTGACCCGGAATCCCTCTACGTCTAGGCGTTCCTCGATAGCGCGTAGGTACAGAGCGGGCCATCCGACGTTCACCCGGAGCTTTCGCATCTCCGGGGGTACTCCGAGGCCGATGGTCTGGAGCCGGTACGTCGAATCCAAGTACGACTCAGACTGTTGCAGCTCGCCCATCTGCCCGGATAGGACGTTCTGGAGGTGGGTTACGTGGTCTTCGTATGCTGTCACGCAAACACCACCCCTCCCTGTCCTACGTTGTGGTTGCTCATCAAGAACTCCTGTCGTGCGCCAAAAGCGAGGACTGCGCAGACAGCGGCGTCAATCTTCTTCTTGCTGGCCTTCGTGGCTTTGCGTATGGCGATGGCGTCGTAAGTTGTGGGGAAGCGCTTGGCGTTCAACACGTGTGCCCGTAGGATCGGGTTGCCATCGTGGTTAAGTTCCCGCTCAAGAACGGCGTCCAAGAAGCGTTCGCAGTCGAACGCAAACTTCTTCTGGTTCCCGCGCATGTCGAAGGCGACCGGGTTGTTGGGCGAAGCGTTTACGCTGAGCCGATCCTTAAAATCGTTACCCCACTGATCCACATACGACTCAAACTCCTTGACGTCAGCGCGGAATGCGACTACGTCGTACGCCTGGAAACAAGATCGGACCGTGGCGTCTACGTGGTCCCGTGGTACTTCGTTGTTCGGGTACTGCTCGGGGTTCCACGACTGGATTAGGAACAACATCCCATCGTGTACGCGGCAAGCAACTAGTGCGGTCCAGTCGTTAGACTTTGATCCGTCGAACCCGAGGGTGATTCGTTCGCCCTTTTGCAGCGCGAACGACTTGTCGTACAGCGCTATACGGTCCCATTGAGTCGGAGCGATCCAGGAGTCTTCGGACGCGTTGACTTGGTTCAGGAACTTGCGACGAGATTCGGTTATTGGATTCTTGGTATCCAGAATCGACAACACGATTTCATCGACCGGTAGCCAGTACGAGTCACCGCGTGCGATCTCTACACCAAGGCGTAGTTTCGCTACCCCTGCCTCGAACCCCTCGGGGTCTTGTGACTGCGGCGGAATCTCCGAAACTGGTGTGTCGGAGGGTGCTTCCACGGCGTCGTAGAGCATGTTGGTAACGACAGCTTTACCGCCAAGGATGTCCTGCCAAGCGTCGTAGTCTTGTTCGGCTACCGTGTCATTTCCGGGTATGTGCGCGTTGCAGATCGCCAGTCGGCGGGCCGAAGGAATCTTGGTCAAGTTTCCGATAACGGCACCGTGCATCACGTGGCCTTCGTTCACCTCACCGGCAGGACCCGTACCCCACCACTGGGTTTCGTTCTCGATAACCAGAGTCGGACGGTTACCTTCGATAGAGGCGGGGGAAGACGTTGCGGCTTCTATGCATCCACCGTTCTCGGCGTGGATGATGAATCGGTTGACTTCGAGTCTGTGCTCAGTCTTCAGCCGTTTGGTGATCATCACCGGGAACAGCCGGAAGGTGTTCTTCGTCTGGTCCTGGGATACAGCCGCTACCGTGATCCACGCGGCGTGTCGTTGCTTACCAACGGGATTGCCGTCATCGTCGAAGTGGGAGAACGCAACCGGACCGCACAGCTCTACGAGAGCCAGAGCCGCGCAGAACGGGTCTTTGCCCCATCCCTTGAGTCGTCGTAGGACGCCCTCGCGGTAGGAGTACTTACCGTTATCATCAACGGCGTACCACCACAACGTGAATCGGGCTTGCTCCAGAGTCGGTATGAACGGACCGCCAGATGAGCCGGGGGAGTTGACGTACTCAGCCCACCAGTTCAGTACCTCCCACCCGAGAGTCTTCTCGGGTAGATACCACTGTCCGTCAACGGTTTTCTGCCAAACAGGTCCGGTGATGTGTGGGGGGGTCGGAGCAAGCTCTACGGTCACTCCGACCCCTCTCTTTAGATGTCTGGTTGTAGTGAGATCCTTCGGATCTTCCCGTGGCACTTCTGCATGCATCCGAAGATGGTTTCTCGGAATATGTTTGAGATAGTTGCGGATTCGTCTATAAGTACGAGGTCTGCTATGACACCCTCGAACGCTAGATGGGAACCGGACCCGAATAGCCAGGGGTTGTCTAGACCGAGGGTGTCAGCTATGGCTTTAGCTTGTATCTTGGTGTCCGCCACTACAGCCACGTTCATGTCAGCGCCCTTCCCTCAAGAACCTCACGGCGGGTTCCCAGTTGTAGTTGTGCGGGTTCAAGTTCGAGAAGAACGTCAGGGCGTCGATCATGGCTTGCGCCATAGCCAGCCCCTCTTGTAACGGACGTGTGCCAAGCTCAATCAGCTGGTGCACAATCGAATCCGGGCCGTCGAACCAGTCCGTCGCCTTGAACACGATCTTGCAGATAGCCCGTTTGTACTCGTCTTTGTCGGTGTCGAAGTTGCACGCGTACATGTCTTTACGGTGGGCGTAGTCCCGCACCTCGAACGGAGCGTCTTCTAGGCCCTCCAACAGGTCCCACGCCACAATCCCGTGTGACTCCGGGGGTGCTATCTCGTAGATCCACTCATCGAAGTGCGCGATGCCCTTCTGGCGCATCGGATTACCGAAGAAGACGACCTTTTTGAGGTCGTTCAGGCGATGGTGCAAGGAGCCATTAGGGTTCATGATCTCGTGCTTGAGTACTAGGGCTACTGCTGCGGCCCCTTGGGAATACCCAATCAAGACGAAGTCACCAGTCTTGGAGTTGATTTGGAATACCAGCTCGTTGTACGCCTGCATGATCGAAGGCCACATCGGGAACGCCGACGCGGAGTAGTTCCCGATCGGCTGCCACCGGTATAGGTCTAGTACCTGGCGTGCTACATCTGCCGGTATGCCAGGTCCCATCGGGTCCGGCTGACCCGTTCCGTGAACTGTGAAAAGCCACGGTAGTTCTACGACCTTGATTCCGAGGGCTCTAAGGTCGTCGTCGGACACGATTCCGTCGATAGGTTGTCCAGTACGGCGTTCGTACTCCCACTGCCACGCACGGGCTCTAGGGCCGTATTCGTCGGTGTCCTGGGGTAGTTCGCCGCACGTACGGGTGTAGCCCGCGAACCTCTTGGCCATGACCCGTCGCCACTCACGGACCGTTTCGTTACGATCCCCGAGGCTAATTGGCATGTTCGTCCAGCCACTTGGTAGCGGCTGCGAATGCGTCTTCGTCTACCTTGGCAAGAATCGCCTTGGCCAGCTTGGAATCGGCCTCACGTCCGGGCTCGTCCGTTTCAGATACCGCCAGCAAGAGGGCGACCGCCTGCGGGTCGCCGTAGTCGACGGCTAGCTTCTCCACGAGCATCACGTGCACGTTTCCGTCTGCGGTCCAGGCGAACCCGGCGCAGGTGTTGACTTCCTTCTCGTACGGCCACCGGAGCGGGCTCAACGACTTACGTCTGATCTCTGCGACCTGACGAAGCAGGTTCCGGTCTTCTTCGGTGAACATGTCGTCCTCTTCGGCGGAAAGTAGTTGTAGAAGCGCGTCGCCTTGAAGAAGGGCGCGGTTGTACCGGTCGCGGCGGTCGGTGAGACCGTTGGTGCCACCGTTGATTCGCAGCGTTACCGTGTACAGGTCGCCGTTATCCGACAACGCGTTGATGTCCGGGCGGGCTACCGTCCAGTACCACGCAGCGCCGAGACCGGCCCATTGCAGTTCGGCCAGTCGTTTCGGGTTATCAACGAATTCCGTTGGCGACAGAACGAGTCCTTTACCCGAACACCACCGCGAGAACGCTGCGTAGTTCGACTGCCAGGTGATCTGAATCCACGTACGGCCCTTGTACTTCCACCGGTCGGTAGTTTCGGCGGGGTCTCCGTGGTTGGCTCCGCTGTCGTACTCCTCGGTGGCGTTGAAGCCGTCCGATTCGTGGCCGATCTGCGCCAACCACATGGCGATACGGTTTACGTTCGTGCAAGAAGCCGCTTGCAGCCCTTCGCGAACCGGGCCGAGAATTTCAGTAGCCCTACCAACGCTGAGACCAGTGGCCGCTGCAAGGACGTTGACAGCACTCAGAGTAGCACTCTGAGATCCACGCCGGAAAGTAGAAAAGCCATCTGCCCGTATCTTTCTGGCGATGAAGTCTGCGGTGTGCGGGTTCTGGTAGGTGTTGATGTCACCACCGTTGGCTAGGCTCGCTAGCTGGAAGTGCATCGCGTCTTTGGGGCTTGACCAGTCATTACCAAAGAAGACGGTGCCTTCGTAGAAGTCCTGGATCTCCCGGATGGTCGCTAGCTGTGTCGTACTCCAACCCGCGTTCGGGACCTGGAAGGGGTGTGATTCCCAGTTGTAGTCAAACGCGGTTCCACTCAAATGGTTGGAGGTATTTACCGAGTTGGCGGGGGTCCAGGACGCCGAGTCGGCGTCTCGCATCGGTTCGACGTAGGCGTTCAGGTCTGCTGCAAACGCTCGCAGTATCGCCAACGGTTGTCCGCTCTGGATTTGTAGCGTCGCAGACGTTCCGGGGATGTTGACCCACTCACACGAACCTTGGTCAACCATCGGCCAGCCGTTAGAGCTGTAGTCGTACCCGTAGACCGTGCGGCGTGCCATGTGACTCCTACTTCAGGAACTTGAAAATCAGGTCGAATCCGGGGATGGCCTTCTGGAGCGCCTTGGCGAATCGTGCTGCCAGGGTGTCGAAAATCTTGTCGTCCAACTGTCCCGGCACCCAATCCGTGAACGCATCTACCGCCGAAGGAATATCCGCGATGACGTACCCGGAGACCTTCTTAGCGAAGTCTTCGACCAACTCGGGGTGTTTCTTGATGTATTCGAATAACGCTGTAACGAACAGCGACATAAGGTAATTCATGCGTTCCTCTCTATACGGTTGGGCGACCGTGGGCCTACAACCAGATGTGGTTGCGCTGCCACAAGGCACGGTCGCTGGTAGCTCACGAAGGACTCGAACCCTCACTGACGTGTTCCTAAGACACGTGCCTCTGCCAAATTGGGCTAGTGAGCCGATGCCCGCATTCCGCGTTTCTCATCGCGGTCTCTCAATGGACGCCAGCACGGGCCTGGCAAGTTGGCGCGGGGGCTCTCCTCTACTAGGAGACCGCCCGCATGGCGGAAGGCAGAGGTGTCGAACCCCCAGATTGTTTACTGTCTGCCGGTTTTCAAGACCGGGTGCCCCAGCCGGGGGCATACCTTCCAGCTGTCCAGAGAACCCCGCCCGCGTCATGGCTCCGAGGCCAGAGAGGCGGTTCGCGGGGACTTCTGGTGTATTCAGTTATTCATGGTGTCTCAGAGCCGGATCGAAAGGCTGTTCCACGGTCGTGGTACCTGGGTATAGGTACTCACAGATGCGGATCTGGATCTTCGATTCGATAGCCACGCCGTTAGATTGGACGTTCTCCATACCTGCGAACACCGCGCCGGATACAGGCTCGTAGTAGCACGTGCAGTTGTATCCCGACACAGATCCGGCGTGACCGAACCAGTTTGCGATGTTGAAATACGCAGGGCCGTAACCGTAGTAAGACGGACCTTCGTACGGCCATACGTCCGACGAGTACACGGCTATGTTCTCGCGGAACGCGTGCATCTCGGGGCTTATACCCCATCCGTCGCGCATCGCCTGTCCCCAGCGTTGTATGTTGTCGATGGTCGACACCAAAGCGCCTGCGGACCCGACATACTCGGGGTTGACTACCGTCCAGTCTTGTAGGCCGAAGATGCCCGGACCAAGCCCACGACTGTAGGGTTCCGGCATGTTCGGGCTAGCTGGCCAAGATGTCTCGGTCAGCCCTAACGGAATCCAGATATCTTCCTTGAAGATGTCTCTACACCGTCGACCGGTGGCGGCTTCTAGGATCTGACCTAACACGATCATTCCCGAGTTGTGGTACGCGAAGTTCGTTCCAGCGGGCCAAGTAACCGGGTGGCTCTTGATGATGTTCATCTGGGTGTCCACCGTGACCGGGAAGGTCGGGAACAACAACATAAACACGCCATACGGGAACAACCCGATGTTTCCGGCCTGGAACTCGAACAACCCGTCGCGCATACCGAGTAGGTGGCGGATCTTGATGTTCTTGCCGTCAGGCAGGCCCGGTATCCACTTCTCCAGAGTGTCGTCCAGAGACAAGATGCCTTTGTCTACCTGCATCAGGATCGCTGTTCCGGTAAACGATTTGGTCAAGCTGCCGATACGGAAGTGGTGGTTGAGCGACAACGGATACGAAGTGATGCCCGGTGACGCCGGGGACACCCCGTACGCTTTGGTGTAGCTGCCTTTGGGTCCGGTAATCGAGATCATCACGCCCGGTTGACCGTCTTCGGCCATACAGGTCGCCACGATGTTGTCGATCGCTGTCCGATCCTCCAACGACAACGCACCGTCAGCAAGGGTCCTTACGACAGCTGGGTCATACGGAGATGATTCTGAGCCGCTAGAAACCGCTGTAGCGGTAAGTGTGTACGTCGAGTTCGAGTCCAGCCCGCCGAATGTGTACTCGGGGGAGGACTGGGGCGACGACGTGACCTTGACGCCGTTCTTGTAGAAGTTGTATCCGGTAACAGTTCCGGAGTCGGGCGGAAGCCCGTTGACCTGAACCTTGATGGAAGTCTGGTTGACCTCGGTTACTGCGACGAATACCCGACGATACTCGATACTTTCGGCGGTCCACTCGATGCGGGTGAAGCCGTCACCACCTTTACCAGCTGTGGCGACTGTGTTGCCACACCCCGCTCCACCACCACCGCCACCAAAGCGACCTCCATCGCCGCCGGTTCCACCAGCCGCGAACCAAGCGCCTGCGCCGCCGCCGCCACCAGCACCGCCGTTGGGGATTGTGGCGTTGTCGGGTTTGACGCCAGGCTTTACCGAATCTGTACCGCCTGCACCGCCCGTGACGGTGGTGGAACTTCCACCTGCGCCACCGGGGGTTTGGCCCGTGTCCGAGCTATACGGGCCCCCCGCGCCGCCTCCAGCGCCTGCGTTATTGGCGTTGGTGGCACCGGGATTAGTTACTGTGTTAGTCGCATCGCCACCAGGGGAGCCGGGGTACACGCGCACTCCGGACATACCGGTAACTGAGTACGTGCCGCCTGCTCCGCCGGGTATCGTGAACGGGCTGGAACCGACTGTAGTCGCTCCCGAGGAGCCTTTCTTACCGCCTTTGGCAGTCAGATTCACTCCGCCGCTGGAGAATACGGAGTCACCGCCGTCTCCCTTGCCGCCTTTACCTTGGATGACGCTGTAGGTCGCGCCCATCTCGGAGACAGGGACCCAGGTACGTTCTATACGACCCCCGCCGCCACCGCCTGAGTTGGCGGTCCAAAGTCCCGTAGCGCCTTCGCCACCCGCGCCTCCGGCGGCTTGGAGAGTCACCCAAGCGCCCGTTGCCCCGTAGGGGACCGGGTAGTTGGTTCTGGCGACGTTGTTTTCGATGATGGGGGTGAACGCGGTCCATACGTCTATCGGTCCGAGGCTTACCTTGGTGGCTTCCGTCTCCCCGGCGGCGAGCTTGGAAATGTCCGATGCTCCGACAGAGATACCTGCCACTACGGTGTCCTTACGTAAACCGTCAGAGGGTCTTTCGTTTCGATGGCTGCGTACTCGGCCTCGGTACCGGCCCACAGCGTGAGTGATACCGCGCCGCTGTTGTTAGCCCCTACGACGACGGCAGGCTTGTCTGTAATGTCCTCCCAGGCACTCGCTCCAGCGGGTCCTGTTGGTCCCGCAGGTCCCGTGAGCCCGGTATCTCCCTTGTCCCCCTTGGGTCCAGCGGGTCCGACATCGCCTTGGGGTCCTTTGACTTCAACCTCAAACCAGGTGGTCCCGTTGGACACGTAGAACTGCCCGGTGTCGGTGACGCCCCACATCTCGTTCGTGTGGGAGCTGGCAGTAGGAAGTGATTCGAAATCGTCTGCGGTGCCGTCTAGTGTGAGTCCGTCACCCTTGGGTCCAGCCGGGCCAGTTGGCCCCGTGGGTCCAGCCGGTCCGGTATCTCCTTTGGGGCCAAGTGGCCCTGCGGGTCCGGCTGGTCCGGTGATGCCCGGTGCTCCGGGGATGGAGAGTAGACGTTCCCGGTAATTGTGTGGTTCGCCGATAACGCCCATGCGGTAGTTCCTTAGTCAGTTGATAACTTCGACAACGGCAGAGGCGAATCCCCAACCCGACTGCCCACCGGTTTGTGACACTGAGCCATCAGAGGTTGTGTCGTTCTTCGTATTGAGTAGCGAGCCCGGTTGGAATCCCGATGCTGCCGACGCCTGGCGTGTGAACCCCGAAGGGGCTGCATCCCACGCCGTAGACTGCAAGTTGGTGTGCGAGTGGAAATAGAGCAGTACCGACGATCCGTCAGAGTGTGTAAGCGATATCGACGGCGACGTAGATGCGGCACCTGTACCGCCCACGGAAGCGTGCCCACCTATGGGGCTTGTGGCATTTTGACCACGGATGACCGCCACGAGCATATGGCTGGCGCTGCCCCATGTACCCGAGGTGGTGTTCGTCGCGGTGGCTTTGAACCACGCAGTTGCCACGCCAGAACCGCTGGCGCTGTTGCCGTTGTCTATGTAGTTCCAGTTAGGTACGGTGCCCGACGCGGACGGCTTGGTTGGGGCGGTGGTCGTGTACATATTGATCGAACACACCACCAACAAGTCTCCGACTTGGTGTGCAGGTATAGCTACAGATGTGTTGGCGTTAGCCGCTGCGTTTATCAGCTGGACAGGTGAGGCGGCTGACCATATCTCAGTAGTGCCCAGGTACACCTTCTGAACGTCTGTAGTGCCCAGTTTGAGACCGGCCAGGGCGGTTGATCCGAGATAAACCGCCACCGGGCCTCCTACGTTGTGAAATACAGAGTGTTCGCGTCTTTCGAGCCGATAGCCGTGTACTGGGCTGCCGTTCCTACCCAGACGGTTAGTGATGTGGACGTGCCGTTGTTGGACCCGACGACCTTGCCGGTTCCCAACTTGGACATAGCGATAGCCGCCGAGTTGTTGATGTCGGTGTTGGTGATCGTGCCGTCGGCTATCTCGGTCGTGGTGACCGCGCCAGAGGCGATCTTCGCCGTGGTGACAGAGCCGTCAGTGGGTGTCCGTGTATCAGACAGCCGAGAATCGTTACCGATGCAGACGGTGGAACTGGTTGTGCCGGTGGGTATGCGCGCGATTGCGAGCGTCCCGGCATTGATGTCCGACGCGTTGTGCGTATGCGCTGTAGGTGTACGAGCGTCCGATAGACGCGAGTCGTTCCCTTGGGTTACCTTGCCCGCGCCGGTACCGAAGTCGACAGACAGTGTGCGGTTGGCAGACAGGTCACCGCCACCGGTAAGACCTGTTCCGGCTGAAACCGTGGTGGTCTTATCGGCTTTCAGTCCGATGTTGGTCGAAACGGTGGTGGCGAAGTTAGGATCGTCCCCAAGTGCCGCCGCAAGCTCGTTCAGGGTGTCTAGTGCGCCGGGGGAGCCATCAACCAGCGCGGCGATGGCGTCAGATACCGCTGATTCGAGATCTTCTGTGGTAACCTCTCCAGGTGGTCCCTGGGGTCCCGTTTCACCGGTATCTCCTTTAGGCCCAGTGGGTCCGGTATCGCCTGTATCGCCCTTGACACCCTGGGGACCCTGGTCTCCGGTATCGCCCTTGGGACCCTGGGGTCCGGTGTCTCCGGGGTCACCCTTGTCCCCTTTGGGGCCAGACTCTCCCGTATCACCCTTGGCTCCAGTGGGTCCAGTTTCGCCCTGGGGTCCTTGTGGTCCGGTCGGACCGACCGGGCCTTGGAAGGGGATTCCGTCGCCGTCTGCGGGCCAGCCAGATCCGTTCCAGAAGTACAGAAGACCGTCTGCGATGACTAAGTACGTCTCACCGATAGAAGCGGACCCCGGTAAGTCCTCGTACGTGGCCACCGAGCCCGAAAGCTCTATGCCGGTGCCGTCTGCCCCAGCCGGTCCGGTCGCTCCGGTTGGACCCTGGGGTCCGGTATCGCCTTTATCTCCCTTGGGGCCAACGGGTCCCTGGATTCCGGTCTCGCCGGGTATGCCTTGTAATCCGGTATCGCCTTTGTCGCCCTTAGGTCCCTGGGCTCCCGGTTGTCCGGGAGTAGACAGGATGCGGTCGCCTATGTCTCCGAGAACTGATTCAATGATCATCCGACTCGTGAAACCCTTCCGGCGTCGATACCTTCACCGCCAGCGGGCTCACCGTCAGGCAGAAAGACCAGCTGCCACAAGCAACGGTCCGCGATCTTGTCGGTCTCTTCCGATTCGACTTTGATATGGGCCATCGGACCCTCTAGCTCGAAATTCCAGATCGTTAACGGGTGCTTTCCGGGCTTGACGATGTCGACCTTGACGCTCTCGTAGCCGTTGATCCCTTCGAGATCCGAGTCATCCACGTCGAGAGCGGGTTGCACGTCGTTTCCGAGTGCTCCGATGAACATCACCTGGTACGTGTGCGTCCAGTAGAAGTCCAGATGGGCGATGTCGAACACGCCGATGAGGGAAGACACCGAGTTGAATAGGTTGACGATCATCGTCGAGGTGATGTCGGTGGCGAACGTGATCAGACCTACCTCGTCGAACGACTTGGTGGAGGTGATTTTCGCAACCATCGACAGGTTGTCGTGGATCGTGACGTCGATGTCGACGCCCAACAGGTCCTCGAACGTCCCGAAGAACCCGTTAAGCGTGGCGTTCACGGTGTTTACGAGCTGTTCGGTCAGGACGTGGCCTGCTTTTAGGTCTAGATCCAGCTCCCACGTGGGGTACAGGCTGGAAGGCTGTACAAAGACGTTTCCAACCCCGAGGGTAGGTAGGGCCTCCAGCGCGTCGGTGATATCGCCAGAGAGGTTCTGGGGGTTCTCTACGACGTCGTTGTAGTCGATAGGGGCGGTCCACTGACCGCCGAAACCGAGCTTGTACGTTCCGCCGTTGGCGCCTGTGACGGTGACCTTCTGGACGGCGTTGTGTTCGCCTCCGGTCTGGAGTTCGAAGTACATTTGACCGGCTGGATAGTCGACCGGTTGCTTGTTCTCGTCCACCAGCTCGAAATTCCAGGCGAAATCCCTGCCCTTCCAAAGGACTAGCGTGCTGCCTTCTGGCCGTAGCCCGATATCGGACATGGATCTCCTTGAAAGTTGTTCCGGGGGAGCGGAGCCGGTAGCGGGGCTCGCGGCGAGAGGAGGCCGAGACTGACGCTCCCCCGGTGGATCAGGTGTTCGTTGCGCCCAGCGCTTGTCTGAAGTGGTCGGCCATCGTCAGAACCTTGCCGCCTTCAGCGGTAGGCCCTGGGTTCCGTTCGATCTCCATCCGAACGCGACGGCGATCACCTTCGGTGAGAAGAAGGGTGGACATCATCTGGTTCAGCACTTGGAGTTTCATCACGCCAAGCGGCTTCTTCTTGCCTTTGTTGTCACCCGATTGGTACACAGCGTTGAGTTCTTCGTTCAGCGCGTACATCGTCAGCCGAGCGAACTGCCAATCCGAGGGCTCGTAGTAGTTCGATTGAGCCGACTGTCGAATCGACTCGTAGAACTCGACTACGAACGGATGCGGGTTTTCGAGACCTAGATCGGGAACAGGTACCTTGCCGAGCGCTACCACCTTCTCGGTAGGGATCTCCTGCTCGTTCCTACGAACTCGCTGATCTTCTCGCTTGGGTATTGGGCCTCTGGTGCCGATAGTAAGCCTCCTGGGCTAGAGAAGGCTCCTGGCCTTCAGCGTCGCCCTGGGTGGCGTTCTACAGGACGCTTGCGTAGGGCTCTGAGTTGTCGTTGGCGGTCGTTACCTTCCGCGCTCGACTTGCGGGCATGACACGAACTGCATGCAGCCCTAAGGTTCTCGTCCGAGTGATCATCACCACGGGCGATGTGGTCGACATCCGAGGCTGTTATGAGGCAGCCGAGGAGTCGCATCTGACAGGTGTAGTTGTCTCTGTCGAGGATTCGACGTCTGATCTCACCCCAGTTGGGTGGCAGCCGAAGGTTCCGAGACGAACCGGACCAACCTGACATCCGCCCTCCGAACGTAGTGAGGAGTGAGTGAGGTACGAAGTACCGAACGAACGACGAACGGAGTGAGGACCGGTGTCGACGGAGCCCCCGAAAGGGCTCCGGAGACCGACCTCGGACGCATCTCATGCGTCCTTCGGACTCCGGGTCCGCGACCCGGCCTTTAGGGGCCGGTCACGGCCCACCAACCGTAATTCCGTTACGTTAAGTAACTACATTACGTTGGTATACCGTGAGGCCGAAGGCCGAACCGACGACGAAGCGAGGGACTCGCTTCGCTCGTCCTATATAAAGTGTGGTGTTTTGGTCCCTTGCCCCTCTATAGGTTAAATACGTGTGAGTTGGTACCGGTTGACTGTCAAATCACTAACTGTTATCAAGTTGTTACCGTATTCCTGGGGTTTACACACCACCCGAATGGGTGTTCGACTTCTAAACCCGTACACGATGGCTCCTCCGCATTACCGCCCGATCCTGGGGGCCGGGGGAGGGGTGTCCCCCCCTGGGGTGCCGGGTGGGGCAGCTGCGCTGCCGACGTGCCCATGCCATGCACGGTGGTGTGCACCGTGCTACCCACCCACGCTTATGTATGTGGATGCGTGTGTGCGTGGTGTCCACATTCGTATGCACGCACCACTTGACATACGGCCTGTGTGTAGTAGAGTGGTCGTATGTCAAACACATGGAAGCAACTGGCCCTCGCTACACTCACCGTTGGTGCGTTCTGGGTAGGACTGCCCACTGCGGTAGAAGCAACAGCACACGCAGACCAATTGCCCGTATGCGAATACGAGGACGGCAATACGGACGGGAAACCGTGCAACTGGACCGACCCTGACACAGGCGCGGTGTACTACGTGACATCGGAGAACTACCGATGACTACGCTGTCGGAACACCGTGCCACACGTGAGCACCTTACGATGGAAGAACGGCGTAAGTTAGGCCAAACCATCTTTACCGACGCACCAGGTGGACCGGTCGAAGAGGTTCACGGTAAGCACATAGCACGTGAGTTCTTAGACGAGTTCGACGCACTCAACAAAGAGTCCGACCATGTGTGGCGAACGGTCTCTCCCTATAGGAGCGATTACGAGTCTATCCAAGCGGCTATCCAAGAGGACCGAGTCGAGATCGGCGAAAGTCTGGCATACGCAGTGGGTAAGTGGTTGGAAGACTGCGAGCAAGAGGCCCGGACCCGCGATCGTGACGTCTGTCGTGAAGCTGAACGGGCGATGGACTGGGAATAACCATCAACGACCGAACCCCTGACCTACGGGTTGGGGGTTCTTTCGTGTCTGTGGTCGACGTACAGCCACCGAAGTGTGAGCCGTGTGGAAACGGGTGGGTAGGCCGATTACCGGCCCCGCGCAGAGGCGCACAAACCTGATAGAACAACCACTTGACATACGACCGACGATGAGTTAGCCTTTAGGTACAACTTCAGAGCAGGGACGGACGTCAAGTAAACCCATACGCCAGCGGGTGAGCGAGCGCATAGAGCCAAGCAACACGGCTTGACATACGGCCCACAATCTGCTAAGTTGGTAGTACAACTGAATAACAACAACCAGCCAACAGGACTAGGCGAGACAAGCCGGGTACACACCGGTTGCGGGTTACACGAACCGCCACTGGCGCTCTATGAACCTAGCGATGTATGGCGATCACAAACTTTTAAGACTACCGGGTTTGCGCTTGAGATACAGCGTGTGCCTGGTGGTCGGCCACGGCAGGTTCGCCCTCTCGATATGACCGTAGAGGTTTGGTTCAACTCCAAACGTGGCACTGTAGACGTCAGGACCTAGAGCAAGGGGTAAGGGAAATGAAGCAAACGATAGTCACCAACAAAGGTGCAACCCTGTGGACGGGTGAGGGGCCTCGCGCAATAGGTCAGGCCCTAGTCATGACGCGGAAGCTGTGGCACAACCCGGAAATTATGGCGGGAAGCAAAACAATCGACTACGCACTAGACGTACGCGTTGGCGGAAAGGTAGTAGGTCACATCATTCGCATGATTGGGCCTACAACAACCTAGCCACTACTACCGATAAGGACTAGATAGATGGATTTTAAAAAAGGAGACACCGTTTCACTACTGGGTGGTGATCCCCTAATCGGTAAAGTAACGGGTACACAAGGCTATTACGCACGCGTTGTGTGGGATGCAGATCCTAGCGGACTTAAGGAGTGGCCAACGTTAATCCGGTCTGCGGATTTAGAGCCATTTAATCCCCTACTACATACCAACTAATAGACCTTTTTATTTACCCACATACTTGACATACGGCCTTAGGAGACAATGATGTCCACCAACCAGACCCGTACCGCGTACATCGACGGACGGGTGTACGTGTCACGCGGTAGTTCGTTCGTGCGGGTCCGATAGGTATGAGCATGTTGATACACCTCGTGGTGGCCGGTGTGTTCGGTGTTGTAGCTGTGGCTGTCGCCACTAGAGGTTTGACGAGATACGAACGCAGACACCCAACTACACGGGACTAGGAGGCACATCATGACTGAAAAGGATCTAATCGCCCTCATCGAAGCTGAGGGGGAGGCCATCGAAGCCAACCCGGACGCCCCAATCACAGACGAAACCAAAGTGATTCGTGGACACCCGGTTAGACGGGATTAGGGGTGAAGCTATGAGCGAGTACGGCTATTACGAAGGTCGGGATGGTAACTGGAAGTGGGCAATCCATACCGACCCCGAAGGTTGGTGGTGGATTTGTCGGGAGCATGAGGTTTTGGGATGCAGCCCAATCCGTTCGTTCCCCTCCGGGGCTAAGGCTATAGCAGCATTCGCGGCAGGTGGAAGATGAGCGAGCTGACAACACCGAGTGATATTGCATCCTTGCCAGACGGCACGGTGTTTGAGTCCCTACCGGAATGCCTATGGCCGCAACGCTATGCGGGTGTCAGGTGGAAGAAGGTAGGCGATGGCGTGATACCGCTGAACGCCACCCCATCCGCAATTCTCCCCATCCACCCGTCGTTGATTCCGTTTTTCAAAGATCCGCTACCGGCGAGGGTGGTTACCGATGAGTGACCCTGCAATCTCCGCCGCGCGCAAGGTATTCACCGAGTACTGGCCGGATCAAGGCGACTTTGAGTTCAACTACAGCAGCGAGGGCCGCTTCGGTATCGAGGTCGCCCGTGAGATGGCTAAGTCGGTACGGGAGCTACACAAACCTTTCAAGGTGTACCCGGACAACGAGATTGAACCGAGAAGACGCCGATTAGGCCGGTCGCAACTAGCCCATCTACGTACCGGAAAGGTGGAACTACCCCCGCAGATCAGGTGTGGCCACTGCTACGACGAAGACGGCGATCCTGTTGCGTGGCCCTGTGAGACCGCTAAACGGGTCTACCCAAGTGAGGAACTAGGACTATGAGCCAGCACTACAAATGCCGCAACTGCGGGGAGGAAATATTTTGGTCTGACTTCCGCTGTTCGTACCTGCATTGGTCATCATGTGAGCGGGACTGCGGATTGCGTGCGGAGCCAGAACGATGACCGATCCAGCAGTAGAGGCGGCACGTAAGGCCGGTACCGGGTGGCTGACCGGCGAAGAGGCGGAAGTGGCCGAGGGCCTAAAGGTCATTGCTGCCCGTGAGGCTTTGAGGCCGATACGTGCGGTATATGAACGCTGGGAGAGGCTTTACGGCAGTTCCCGTGGTGATGTGCCAGAAATGGTGCAAGTCCTACTTGAATCCTTCGCCCCCTTGATTTTCACAACAGAGGAGATAAACCAATGACAACTACACACGTCTATCCGCCACTCACCCCGGAAGATTTCGAAACACAGTACGACGAGAAGCACCGATACATGTTCACCGAGGATGAGAACGGCGACATGTACTACGCCTACGGGCATGACCGGGATGGCGAATTCGTAAGGCAGCTAAGGGAATACTGCATTGAAATCTACAGAAGCAGTCCCGATGACGCTGAGTTCAGCGAAGGGGATATAACGCATCTGTGGGCGGTAACCGTTGAGCCCGGCCCAGAGTGGCGGTTCACCTGGGATGATGTAACCGAGAGCACACCTGGTGCCTTCCCCATCTCTGTCGTCACCCTGTGACAGAGGAACTAGAGCGATGAGTGACATAGCGAAGCGTCTGCGTGTCCAAGTGGACCGTAGTGAGCGCTGGTCAGATGACTATCACCAAGACGAGAGCCTGTGGGCCATCGCAAGGGAAGCCGCTGATGAGATAGAGCGGCTGGAGAAGCTGCAACAAGTTTATTTCCGGTGTGGCGAAGCCCTCACCGAATGGCGCGGTCGTGCAATGAAGGCCGAACCGGAAGCGGAATGCCTCAAGGTCCAACTAGAGGATGAGTGCGAGAGCCATCGGGAAACCCTTGCCGAGCGGGATCACTGGAAAGCGTTGTGGCAGGGCACTGTCGAGTACTCCACGAAGATAATCCAGGAACGAGACGAAGCACTACGGGAGCTGGAAGAGGAACGGGAATCTCATCGGGAAACTGCGGAGATCATGCGTCGCACACGGGAGCGGGCAGAATACGGTCCTCGTTACAAACGGGTAAAAGGTGGTTGGGTTCAGCAATGAACCCGCTAACCACTACCGCAATAGCTTTGGGTGTGTTCATAGCGCCGTGCGTTATACCCGTAACCGCGCACGCCTTTCCATCGGCGTGCGAACACCGGGGTAGGGATCACGTTGAAAGGCATGGCGGCACGGTCAAAGACCGTGAATACCACCTGGCACGCGGTGAACGCGTGTCGTGTGAACCGGAGGACACCGAACCGCACCCGTCGGTAACACCGACGTACGTCCCGGTACCGGTTCAGGACGAAGAAGACGAGGACGACGATGACCATCATCGTTGGCACAGGAAGAACAAGTGGTGGAGAGATGACTAACGAACAACACGAGAGTGTACTTATCTCAGTACACCCCGAATCTATACAGACAGACGGCGTTGACGCCGTAGAGAAGCGTCATGAAGAGGACGCGCGGTGGTACCTGACCAAGAAGTACGGGTACGCACCCGAAGGTGGTTTCGACGTATGGCACGGCGCGGAAGCTTTGGATGAGTTCGTAAGAACACACCCGGAACTAACGGTTCCTGAAGACCGGGGACTACACCACATGCTTTATAGGTCAAGAACTTTGGTATAGAACGACAAGGCCAGTCGTGGCCTGGCATGGTTGGGTCTGGCGAGGTTCGGCTATACAAGGGATACACACGGCGGTAACGGTTTTAGTCCGGGTTCGATTCCCGGAACCGCACGACCAGGCATCAGGGCAAGGCCGAGCTAGGCATGGCGCGGCAAGGCTCGGCGAGGTGGGGCTTTACAAGGGATACACAAATAGCGACAACGGAATACACCGTGGTTCGAGTCCAGGGGTCGCACGGCACGGCGTGTCGAGGCGGGTCGAGTCTGGGCATGGCTTTACAAGGGTTACAACTAAAGGAGAAGACATGAAGCAGTTCACAATTGAGATCCGAGGCGTCAACCCGTTGTTGATGCACAACTCACGACTTTCTGACGAGTTCGATCCAATCGTCAAGGCGATCAAGAAGATCACCGCCAAGAAGACTAAGCAAACCGAGGACGACCGATGGGAGAAGCGCCGTCTGGAGTTCTTGGGTAGCCTGTACTTTGATGAGACGATCGGACCATATATGCCGGGTCTGAACATCGAGCAGTGCCTACTGCATGCAGCCCGTATGACCAAGAACGGTAAGGACATTGAACGTGGTCTACGGATTACGAGCGACGTCAACCCTATCGCTTACGATGGCCCCAGGGACTTGGAAGGTTTGTGGGACAAGGGTAATGCCGCCCACGTACACAACGCTTCTGTGAAGGTGCAGAGAGCGCGAATTATCCGTACCCGCCCCGTGTTCCGTCAATGGGCTACCGTTGCCGAGGGTATGTTCGACCCGGAGATTCTGGATTTTGAGTCACTTCTGTCCTTCGGTGAGAAGGCGGGTCAGTACATCGGCCTGGGGGACTGGCGTCCACGTTTCGGCACATTCGAAGCCGTCATCAAGGAGGTTTGATGTTTGAGTCGATATCAGACAAATCCCGAAGACAAACAGTAGTGGACCTTTTCGCCGACGTAGAACCCGGACAGGTCGTGCCGTACGACTTCCTGGAAGCGGCACTTGGCCTTGACCGTGCGATGACACAGGGCGTTGTGAACCAGGCCAAGTCCGGTATCCAACGAGAGCACCAGAAGTCCCTTGTGGCTGTACGAAACGTTGGGTATCAGGTCATCGAGCCGCAGTCGCACATCAGGCTTGCTCAAGACCACCAACGCAAGGGCCGTAGGCAGACCCGAAAAGCTTTGATGGCTGTAGAAAACACTGACTACGACAAGTTAGACGAAGCGGATCGGCTGCGGTTCGATGTGGCTGTGGGCGTCATTAAGACGTTGGTCCAGTGGGAACGTCGAGCAGACCTCCGGTATGCGTCACGAGAGAAGCTAGACGCGTTTGTCGCTAAGCAGGACAGTAGGAACGAACGTACGGATAACGAAGTATCCGAACTGCGGGACCGCTTGTCCCGAGTGGAGTCGTTATTGACGAGACAGAAAGGGGTTGCGCCGCATGAAGAAATCTGAACCGCACCAAGTTACGGAACGAATAGGGTTCTTCGGCACAGAGTACATCCGTATCGAGTGGTTGGATCGCTGGAATGTTGACGTATGTACCGTGAAGAAAGCCGACGGGACGATTGTCGCAGAAGATGTAAGCAGCGCGGAAGGCCAGCGGCTGGCCCACGAACTCGCTCGTAAGGAGTACATGCGGGTATTAGGTATCGGGGGCGGTGCCTTGTCGGCAGCCCTAGATCAGGGATTGCAAATCGGTAAGGGTTCACCCGGTGGGCTGACCCAGATATTCAACACATCCAACGTCGACGAATAACCACTAATCAAACAAAGGGGTTTGATATGTCTGTTATCGAAACCACGGCACCCATGATGCTTCTGGAGGTCTTTGAATTGGAGAGCCGGTTGCTCGACGACTTGGAAGAGTTGGTCGGCGATGACTCGCCGATCGCGGTCAATAACCGGTGCTTCTTGCAAACGTTGTTGACACAGGTTCAGGAGCGAATCGGGCATCTTACAACACTTCTCACTTTCTAGATAGGGCACAACTACTCTATCTAGTTGATGAATCCATGAGAAACCGGACATACGTACTGGTCAGAGGTGTCTTTGGCGAACCGAGGTGTGTTAGATAACGATTCGGTAACGAGTGACATACGCGTCAAATCTTTGTGAACACTTGTTGTAATCTGTGTCACAGGACGGGGACTCCTGATACGTCACAGCCCGACGAAAGGGGCCAGCCTTGCTATGCATTGACTTGACAGGTAATCTTGTTGCACTTGACAAGAGACCCGAACGGAGAAGTAGATGGACCGAACTATTACACCCCAGTTGACTAAGCCAATAATAGAACAACTGATGAACCAGGGTATGAACTTCACGGAGATCGGTAACGAGTGGGGTATGACCCGATCAGGGGTTTCGTGGATCTACAACAACTACGGGGGTAAAACCCTACGTAAGATGATCAAGGAAGTCATACCTTTCAAGGTACCCAATAAATTCAACCGGGCTTACGCGTTGCAACGTTTGCGTGAGCACGCCGAGTACATCATCGTCGGTAACGTAGACAGGTACACCGACAAGCGCAGGAACAAACTGCGGTCGTTCCACAAGAAGATGATAGACGAAGTGGTGGAGTACAGCCCGGAGACTGGGTTTACCTACCGGCCAAGAGAACCACGTGACAACGGTCTAATGATTCGCGTGAACGAGCACACCAACATAACTGAATACGGAGAAGAGCTATGGAAACTACCTACACGCGAACTTTAGAAAGCTGGTCCCGTCGTGCTACAAGCTGCCCCACATACGCAGACCCTCCAGATTGATGCTCTGCCTTGGCTTATCGCCAACACCATAAAAATACACGGCAACCCGTGCCTCATAGTGCATCGTAGTAACAAGTTGTCGGATGATGACGCACTCTATCGACCCGTAGTCGAGTTCCTTGCGTCACATCCACATACGGTCCAGTGCGGCCCGGACGAACGGTTCGACTTCAACTTTAAAGGCGGTATGGGGACTGTGACGACGTACAGACTGGCGGTGCCGTAGTGACCGGGCGTGAGCGTATAGAACAAGCAGCCAAAGAAAACGGGTGGGAGACCAAGCACCTTTACCAGAACACCGTGTCGTACATTCGGCCAGGTGACGAAGTTTGGGCAGCGTATACGAATATCGGGCTACTGACGGACGTGCGCTATGGGGTATTTGGTGTGCCCGGTAGATGTGACGCCGACCAGGTTATCGCCTACCTACAGCAACACAAGGAGGCGGTGTGAAACTCAGTGTCTCCCAGTACAAACAGTACGAGCGGTGCCCCTACTCGTGGTATCTCTCTCGCGTTGAGAAGGCGTGGCAACGACCCGCCGCGTGGTTACCCCAGGGGTCGGCGGTACACGAAGCGGGGGAGGCGTGGGAGCGTTCTGGTCGGACGATGACCCTGGAAGAGATGCAACAGGTCTACACCGAGTCGTACGACAACCACGTCAATACGTACTGTGACGTAACACCGAACTTGGAGTGGTGGTTCTGGTCCGGGCCGTACAACGGCGAAGCCGACATCAATCGACGGTACGACCTCGGGCTACAGCAGTGTGGCCGGATGTTGGACTGGTACGGGAAACACCAGGACGAGGTTGTGTGGATCGCCCCAGACGGCACGCCCGGTATCGAGCTTGGGTTCGACATCGACCTAGACGGTATCGAGATCCGTGGGTTCATCGACTTGATCATGTCCAACCTATGTGGTGACGAGATATACGTCCGGGACAACAAGACGGGTAACAAGCCCGGTGATGACTTCCAACTCGGAGTCTACAAGGTGGCGATGGAAGTGACCCACGGCGCGTATGCGCCGACAGGGGACTACTGGATGGGTAGGACTGGAAAGCCCACCAAGCCATACGATCTCACCGACTGGACCCGAGAGACGGTGCGGGACAAGTTCGTAGAACTACAGGACAACATCAACGCCGGGAACTTCCCGCCAGACCCGGAGCCTAGTCGCTGTAGATTCTGTGACGTTAGTTATAGCTGTGCGTACAAGGCGGACTGATGTCACGTCGTAAGAACACGTGTCGAATAGGCGGCTGCGAACGGTGGTGTTACGGAACGATATGTTCGATGCATCGGGAGCGACTTCGCACCAAAGGATGCGTCGGGGCAGTGGAGGCCAGGCACGAGCTTCCGGCAAGCAACTACAGAACCGCCCACGGACGGGTCGCGTCTGCGAAGGGTAAAGCAGACCAGTACCCCTGTGTCGACTGTGGTCAAGCTGCTGGACAGTGGTCGTATGTAGGCGGTGCCCCAGACGAGAAACAGCAACCGTGGGTTTATCCACACGGTGCTGCAACGACAGTTAGATTCTCAAGCAACCCAGACTATTACGTACCGCGATGTAGGGGTTGCCACAATGTATTTGACAAAAATGAGAAGAAGACCCGTGAGTTTTCGCGGGCGTAGAACTTGACATACGACCAGGAGGTTTCGATGACCGTTGACGAGCTGGGAAACTTTGTCATGGAGTGTTTTACCGGTTGGTCGGATTGGCAGGAAGGTGACGACGAGGCGTCTATGGACGGACATCTAGATCTAGAGAAGTTGCTCCGCTATCTGGAAGGGCGCAAGTGAAGACACTACTAACGGCTGTAATAGCCGTGCTGTCAGTAGTTCTGGCCGTACCGGCTGCCGCTGACCCGTACCACGATCCGTACCACCCCGATTACGTCCGGGGCTGGTGCCCCGGTGGTGGGACCAACGAGGGTGTCGGTGTGTCGTACTCCAACCTGACGGGTTGGTGCAACGGCGTCCAGTACCCGGACGGGACGTTTTGGCACCAGACGGCGTACACGTCGTTCGGCAGGTTCCGTATCGACACCGCGTGCAAGACACGGAACGGGATTCTGTTGTCACCCGCGCCCCCTGGCGGATGCGGAGGTGAATGGTAGTGGACCATTGCGGGGGAGCGTTAGTTTGGGTAGAAGAGCCCGGCTGGCAGTCTAGAGTTCTTGAGTGGGTTAGGGAATGCCCCACGTGCGGGTTTTCCCCAGACCGCTACCAACCTTCGGAGTCTGATGCTGACACTTAGGCAGGCGCTATACCAGAAGAACGACTCGGGTGTACCGCTGCCAACGGTGTGGACGTCGTTGGAACGGAACGGTATCAAATTCATGCGAGGACAATTGGTGTTGGTGTGCGCCGCACCGGGTATCGGTAAGTCGGCGTTCGTACTCACCCAAGCGCTCAAGTCCGGTGTACCCACGTTCTATTTCTCGGCAGACTCCGACGAGTTCATACAGACCACTCGGTCTATGTCGATCCTGCAAGGTTGGACGATGGACAAGTCCATATACGTCTACGAGAAGAACAAGGACGAGGGTGCCCCGGTGGTGTCTAACACCGAAGTTCAGTTTGACTTCAATCCGAGTCCTACTCTGGACGAGATCGAATCGGCCGTAGAGTCGACGTTGGAGACTATGGACGACTTTCCGCACATGATCGTGATAGACAACATCACAGACGTCCTGTCGGGATTCGCCGGTAACGAGGATGACCCGTTCGCCGGTTTGGAACCGCTGATGGGGTACCTACACGGTATGGCCCGCAAGACGGGTGCCTGCGTGGTGGGTCTGCACCACGTGACGGGCGAGTACAACGACGGAACCAAGCCAATTCCCTTGAAGGGGGTCAAGAATCAGATCGGGCGTGTTCCCGAGATGATTCTGACGTTGCACCGAATCCCATCTGACCACGGCCCGGATACGTTGAACGTCTCGGCGGTCAAGAACCGGTCCGGCAGGGGTTTCCCGTCTGGACGTTCGTACGTCAGCCTTCAGTTCGACGGAAAAACGATGGATATCAAGGATTTTCAGTAGGCTTCGTACTTGACATACGACCCAACAACCTAACAACGAGAGGAGCCGCCGATGTGCGGACAGTGTGACGCATCCGATGACCTGATGGAACCGTACGACGAGATGCAGTTGAACAAGCTGCTGGCCGCTTATGAGTTGGTTCGCAGCGCCGATCTGGAGTACGAGACGGTCAAAGAACTGCAAGGTAAGGCCAGGGTGTTCCGTTCGTGGCTTAACGCCGAGTTCTATTGGAAAAACGATGTGCAGCGGTGGCTCCAAGCCGAGAAGCAATGGCAGGCCCACCGAGAGCTGATGGACAACGACCCGGCTTACAAAGCGGCTGAACAGGGTTGGTTGGCGATGCGCGAACTGACCGTGAACCTGGACGGTAGGCCGTCGTTCGATCAGTTGAGCCCGATTCTTCAAACCCGTTACGCGGCGTTCGCCAAAGCCGTGCTAGACCAACAGGAGAACTAACCATGACTGCAACTATTACCCCGATGGCACTCGCTAAGCCCAGCTTGGTAAGACAGCGTATCGGTTTCGGTCTTATCGACCGGGTACCTACCACGTGGACCCACAAGCGGGTTGACCCGGACAGCCCGGACCCGAAGCGTCCGTTGATCATAGAGACCAAGATGACCGGTTGGGCGTACAAGAACCCGTTGGCGGGCAACGTGTCTCAGCTGAATGTGGACCGGTTCATCGAGCGAGTCGGCGCATGAGTTGGAAACCGAAAGTGTACGTAAACCACGATCCTGGCGATACGGTTGTGTACGTCGAGAAGCCCTCGGGGCGTTATGTCGCTGTCTATGTCGGTAGCGCGTACGACGACGAGGGTGGTTTCTCCATCAACGACGATCTTAGTAATCAATGGCACGACTCTGAAAAGGTTTTCGGATGAACCTGTCTATCGACGTGTTCGGCGTCCGTTTCGTGGACCTGACGCTAGCCGTCGAAGACGGCGACGCTCTCGGCGCAGCACGTTTCGTGCGTGCGCTACTTGACATACGGCCCACCGAGACGGTGGAAGTGGATCGGATCGCTCGCAGGGGCGTACGTGCGCTGTCCCGTTGGTGGGCGGAGAGGATGTTTTAGATGAAGATAGTAATCTCGTTGGCTCTGCTCTTGGTGCTATGGGTGGGCTTGTGGGTGATGCACCCATGACAAAGCTGAATCCGTCTGAAGCGCAGCGAAGAAATGGTTGGCTGGGAGGTGAGAACCAAGATGTCGGAGGTCGCCAACGCGAAACTAGGTGGTTGACACCATTGGAGCTGGTTAAACCCCTTGGGACGTTCGATCTAGACCCCTGCGGCGCACCGGGGCATAACGTTGCCGACGCCACATACCTGTTAGAAGAGGGTAATGACGGGTTGACCGATCCATGGTTCGGTCGCGTCTGGCTGAACCCCCCGTATGGACCAAGCCAGAAACCATTCATGCGACGAATGGTCGATCACCATAACGGCACCGCTTTGATATTCGCCCGGACTGAAACAAAGCTATTCAACGAAACGGTTTGGGAGGCTGCAACAGCCATTCTATTCCTAAAGGGCCGCGTTACGTTTCTTGACAGTAGCGGCAAGCCCGCCAAGGCCAATTCCGGGGCACCTTCATGCCTTGTCGCTTACGGGCCTGACGATGCAGGAGCACTCTGTTCGAGTGGCCTGCCCGGATTCTATATAAGGCTAAGGGAAGCGTGATGGCAGAACTTCATGTGGGCAAAGCGCAGCGGAAAGCGATGCACGATGCGCTCGACGATGCGATTGACCAGCTTATGACTCTCGTTGGTGTAGGCGTCGGCGTCCCCGAGGGGCCACCTGTTGGCACCATCGCACGACGACCAGACGGGGCGTTCGTAGCTGTCCGGGTCTTAGCGGAAGATCTTGAGCAGTACTGGACCTACACCTGTGTTGATCACAGCGGACCTGACGATGATTGGCCTGACCGGAACGACGCCGACTCTTGGCCTGTCATCTACGACCCGAGGGAGGGCGAGGCTCTGCCACAGGCGGGACCCTGTCAAAGCATCGACCCGGTATCGGAATTGAAGTGCAGTCAGACATTAGGGCATGAGGGGAATCATGGAACTTGCTCCGGGTTGGAATGGTCCGACCCGGACGAGTACCACGAAGGCGACAAGCCGCGACTTGAGCGGCTGATGCGGGAGCCGTCTGTGTTCGACGCCGATCCGCACGGCACGGTAAACCTAGACGGGACACTGCCTACGTTCACGCCAGACCCTACAGCACAACAGGAACCGGCCGAAAGGCGTGCATACCTGGGGCCGTACGAAGCGCCTGAGGAGTTCACAGACGGATATACCGTCGATGCCCTATTCAAAGAGCGGGCAAAGTACTGGAACCGGAATGATCCGGCGACTACGCATCCCGTATCTCCTGAGAGTACGAATTGCGTACCCAAGCCCCGCACACCCCGTGTCGTTGACCGCCTAGGGGTAGACGAGCGTGACTCCGAGTGGACGCGCCGTGAAGTGTCCAGGGACACCTATATCTGGGAATACCGTTTCAGGGGAGGTGTTTGGAACTTCCGGCTATTGGGGCATGAATACTGGACCACGCTGCCTCCGGGTGCGGACCCGGTCGCCTTAGGACCCTACACCGAGGTGTTGCCAGATGTGGGCTGACATCGGTTTAGCCGCAACGGTTGCCGGTGGGTACCTGCTAGCGGTGCTGGTGATCTGCGGGGTGGGTGCTATTGACTGACCGACCGTCCAAACCCCACGGATGCGCCGCTAAGGGTTGTACGTGCACGAAATGTGAACGGTGCGGGCACAGACCAGAAATGCACTGCCGTAACAAAGGGTGTCGGGTCATCCTAGAACTGGGAAGCCCTGACAAAGTGTGGAATCTGTTGTGTGAGTGCGATGGCTAAACCCCGCGTCTGCGTCGACTGTCGGGCCGAAGGCATCACGACCAAACGACCGGCACCCAATCCGGGGCCGCGTTGTGCTTCGCACCACCGGGCTAGGCGGGCCAAGACCCGTTCTGCCGCTTGGGAATCCCGGTTGATGAAGAACTACGGCCTGACAGCGGAAGACTACTGGAAGCTGTACGAACACCAGAGAAAAATCAACGAGGCCAATGGTCTTCCGGGAGTCTGCGCTATCTGCGGCAAAGGAAAGGGTTTGAAGAAGAACCTAGCGGTTGACCATGACCACAAGACGGGTTACGTGCGAGGTCTCCTAGAAACCTGTTGCAACCGAAATGTGTTGGGGCATCTGGGGGACTCTATAGAGGCGCTGGAGAGGGCCATCGAGTATCTGAAGAACCCACCCGCGTTCGACGTGATCGGCAAGGTAGTCGCACCTATCGAGTCAGGCCAAGGACTTGACATACGACCAGAAACGAAAGAAGAAACATGACAACGTATCCATTATGGGCCGACATCCCCTCTGGTGTCACGGTTTACGTACCAAACCACGAACTACTAGCGATCAAGCTGGAAAACGCCACGCTGGTGTCCATTACCGAAAACAAGGGGCGAGCGGGGTGGATTCAAACTACCGGTCGCCTCAAGGGTCCGTTCGAGGACGTGTACGGAGGACTGGTGGCGTCTAAGGCGTTGTCAGCGAACGATGTCCGGCAACTGGAAACCCAGCCCCGGAAGTGGGCAAAGATTCAGAGTGTCCCGAAACATGTCCGTGTTACCGACGTAGATGGTGACGAATGGAAGCGGAAGAAGGGTTACTGGTTCTACAAATCGTGGGGGGATTGGGTCCGGGACCCGAATTTGTATGTGGCCGAAACAGCTGGACCATTCACGGAGATCGTGAAGTGAATGTCCCTGATAACCGCCGTCATCCACCGGTACCACCCGGAATGGGTTCCGCCGCCTGATAAGTCGCTTTGGTGCCGTTGTTCGTGCCCGTTTCACGGTGACGAAACACCATCCGCCGCAGTCAACTACCGCGTAAACGCCTACAACTGTATGGCTTGTGGGGTTAAGGGTGATGCAGTGGCACTTATCAAGAAGCAGGAAGGAGTGACCCATCGAGAGGCAGTCACGATCGCACAGACTCTTCTTGAAGGAGGCGACGGAGAAGTACCACCGGTCGTTCAAAGACAGCAAGGCCGAAGAGTATTTGGCGAGTCGGGGTCTAACAGTACCGGCGATAGTGGACGAACCGGAAGACAAAGCATACTTCCGACTCGGGTACGTAGACGACCCTTTACCGGGGCATGAAATGTACCGGGGGATGCTGGCCCTACCGTATCTGCGTAAATCGTACGAGTTCGGTTGGGGCGTAGTGTCTATCCGGTTCCGGTGTATCGAAGAACACGAGCACCACGGTCACGGTAAGTACATGACGGTCGCGGGGGATCGACCCCGGTTGTACAACACGTTGTCGTTGTGGAAACCGGTCGACACCGTGGCGATCACCGAAGGTGAACTAGACGCTATCGCCGCTGAGTCATGCGGTATCCGTGCGGTTGGTGTTCCGGGTGCCACTTCGTGGCAACGGTATTTCCGAGAACCGTTCCTCGGGTATCAGACGGTGTACATCCTCGCGGACGGGGATGACGCCGGTATGCAGTTCGCCAACACCGTTGCGTCGGATCTACCGAACGCACGGATTGTTCCGATGCCGAAAGGCTCTGATGTAAACGACTTCGTTCTGAGAGAGGGACGAGAAGCATTGAAAGACAGATTGAAATGATGGACTACGACTTGGGGTTGGAGATACCCCCGAAGAGACGGGAGAACACGTACAAGTACGAGGCCGTATACGAGTTTGAGCGTGGGTTGAGGGGCCATGTTGTGTATCCCGTGTACACGACTACCCGTACGCAGTTCGTACGAAGAACTAACGGCCCTGCTATTTGGGAGGTGGTCGGATGATTCAGGTGTTCGGTCAGCCGGGTTGCCCAGGCTGCAAACAGGTTAAGAAGCTGCTGGACCGCGAGGGTGCGGTGTACGAGTACTACGACGTGACTAGCGACCAGTGGGCGTTGGATGTTCTGAAAGAACATGGCGTCAAACAGGTTCCGTTGGTGTTGTCGTGGACCCATCAACCGATCGTCGGGTTCAAGCCTGACGTGATCAAACAAGTAGTGCGGGCTTACGAGCAATCCGCACCTTCGGGCGTACCGCCCTTGACATACGACCAGGAGGGTCGGTGACAGAGAGCATTTTGCAAGAAGCAGAACGGATCATCAACGGCGACAGGGCTGAACAGTACGGCGCTGCGGCTGAGTCGTTCGCGGACATCGCAAAGCGATGGACGATCGAGCTGGACGACCGTCTGTCGGCACCGGTAACCGCGTTGGACGTGGCACGAATGATGACCCAGCTCAAGATGTCTCGGTCACGGTCTTCGTACCACCGGGATTCGTACGTAGACGGTGCCGGGTACCTGGGGCTGACGGAGAAGTTGATCGACACCGTCAAAGCTAAACCGAGAGTGTGGCAGTCGCTTACAGAGGTTCCCAACGGTGTGGATGTGGTCGACCGTGACGGTAAGGGGCCGTGGCTCCGGGATGAAACGACCGAGTTCGACTCCTGGGGGCCGTTCACGGAGGTTCTTTATGGCTAAACGCATCGTAATTGTGAGTGATCTCCAAGTGCCGTTCCATGACCGTAAAGCGGCGAAGGCCGTCATTCAGTTCATCGGCGATACAAACCCGGATGAAGTGGTGATGATCGGGGACCAGATCGACCTACCACAGCCGTCGCGGTGGACGAAGGGTACTCGCGGGGAGTTCGAGGGGTCGGTGTTTGAGGACTCGAACTACTTCAAAACCCATATCTTGAAACCTCTTAGGGAAGTCTATGACGGCCCCGTTGGGGCACATGAGGGTAACCATGATGCCCGTGCCCGAGAGTATCTGGAGAAGAACAGTCCAGCGCTATCGGGGACCAAGGCTTTCCACATGGAGACCCTACTGGACTTCGACGGGTTCGGTATCAAGACTCTCCCCGAGGTGTACGAGATAGCCCCTGGTTGGGTTTCAACCCACGGTCACCGTCAGGGTATCCGGTTGTCTCAGATCGCGGGTAACACCGCTATGGGTGCGGCCAGGAAATTCAACAAGTCTGTGGTTATGGGGCACACGCACCGCCTTGGGATCATCTCGGAGACAAGGGGTTACAACGGTAAACCTACCTCACAGCTTACCGGTATGGAGGTGGGCAATTTGATGAACATGGCACTGGCTGGGTACCTGCGTGGTGGTGCGGCCAATTGGCAGCAAGGTTTCGGTCTCCTGACGGTCGACGGGCAGCACGTGAAACCGGAAATCGTAGAGATCAAGAAGGGTCGATTCTCGGTCGACGGGGAAGTTTGGGAGGTCTAGGCGCTATGAACGGAGTTCATGAGCTGGAGGCCCCTGCCTTTGACAGGAGCCGTACTTGACATACGACCAGACGGATCGGTTGGTCGGAGATGGTTGGGTGCGCCTGAAGGTTGGAAGCCAAAGGGCTACAGATGAATACCTTCTGCACCCTACCCGTCCATGGTTGAAAGCGGACCTAGCCCGTACCGATGGATCGGCACAAATCGATCTGACGTTCTACGAGATTGTGGCGGATATTTGGCTATCTATGACCCACTGCTGAACGGGATTTTCAGAAGGGCTGTGGCCAAGTCGCTCTTGGAGTGGGGGTGGGATGAAGCTACGTACATAGACGACTTCACACAATCCATGTGGGAGTGGTACCTGGAACGGCCCAGTGTCCAAAGACAATTCAACGAGTTGTTTGGTAGCGACCAGATACCGATGGCTAGGGCGATAGCCAACAAGGCGGCAGAACAGATCCTATCCAAGGAGCGGTACAAGCTGAATTTGTTCGAACAAAAGTCGTTGTACTCGTCGGACGTGGTTCGTAAGGCGCTGCGTAATCAGTCCACCAACAAGTACCTGAAGGGTGCTCTACCCGCCGCGTTGGACGCGTTGGCAGAACGCAAGCAGGGTGCCCGATACGTCGAGGCCATCCGGTCGCGATACGTGGACGGTGTTGTACCCAAGGCGCATTCGGAGGAGATGGTTCTGTCACGCGCTGTCCAGGGTCTTACCGAGGAGGTCAACGCAGCCTACATCTCGTCTGACGTAACCGGGGCTGGTAGTTCTAACGCCGTTTACCCCGAGCAGCGAAAGCGCAAGGGACAACACGGAGACCCCACCGCCGATCTGGCGATTGGGTTGATGGAACACGGTGACGATTTGCAGATGATCCTCCAAGGCACCACCGACAGAACCGTTGTCGCGATAACCACATATAGAAGGGAGTTCTACGGTGATGAACCTGTTCGACGGCCAGTTCAACGGAATGCCACATTCCGAGATGTATAGAGCCGAGATTTTCCCGGAGCTGTTTCCGCACGAAAAACCGATGAGGATAGAGAACTGGAGTCCGCAAGATCGTGAGATGTATTGCGGTGGGCAGTACACCGTGGGGTACGGGTGCTAGTAGAGATCGACGGCGTCGAGTACCCCGTACTTGGGTCGATGAAGCCGGTTGTCGATACGTACTACGAAGAGAAGAAGGCCCGATTCGGTTGGGACCTATCGGAGTACACGACCATCAACGAGGGCGAGCGCCGAGACGATGAGTTCGTAACGGACGAGGACTACGAAGAATTCACTAAGGAGTGGTGTGACTACTGGTTTCCAATGGACGAATGAGACCGGAAAACTCGTCTACGAAAGAACTTACGCGAGGGTTAAGCCCAACGGTGAAAAGGAGCAGTGGCCAGAAACCGTTGAACGCGTAGTCGACGGAAACCTAGCCCTTGTCGATGAGCGGTACCAGCTGGAGAACGAACGCGAAGACCTGATCCGTCTGATGACGGACTTCAAGATCCTCCCGGCAGGACGACACCTGTGGGCATCGGGTGTAAAGAACGCTCAGCATCTATTCAACTGCTGGGTGTCGGGTTGGACCGAAAAGCCTTCGGACCACTTCGAGTTTTCCTTCATGCGCTTGATGGAGGGTGGGGGAGTAGGGGCTAACTACTCCAACCGGTTCCTACAACACTTCCCGTTGATCCAACACTTCCTACAGGTAGAGATCGTCTGCGACCCAGAACATCCCGACTACGAAACACTCAAGGCGGAAGGCGTGTTGTCCACGCTGTACGACTACGAGTGGGAGGGTGCTTACCCGATCGAGGACTCTCGGGAGGGCTGGGCAGCCGCCCTGGTAGACCTGATAGACACCCACTACCGGGAAGACACCGTCCACTTCAACCGGGTCTACGACGTGTCGCGGATACGGCATGCGGGCGCTCGTCTGAAGACGTTCGGCGGTCGCGCTTCGGGTCCGCTTCCGTTGGCCCACATGTTGATCGAAGTGTCGAAGATACTGAGCGACAAACACGGTCACCGGCTAGACGGTATGTCGGCTATGGAGATGGACCACGAGATAGCCAAGTGCGTTGTGGCTGGCGGTGTTCGCCGGTCAGCTCGTATGGCGATGATGCATTGGGCGGATGAGCAGATAACGGACTTTATCTACTGCAAGTCCGAGTCGGGAAAACACTGGACGACCAACATAAGTGTAGAGGTCGACGAGGAATTCTGGTTGCACAACAACCACCCGATGGACCCGTACGATCCACGTAGCATCGTTGCTCACAAGGTTATGAACCTGATGTCTGTGGGCGCTACCCACAACGGTGAACCGGGTATGTGGGACTCGTCGCTGTCCAACGTGGGGGAGCCCAATCAGGTCGTATGTACCAATCCATGTGGCGAAATCACGTTGGAGCCATGGGAACCGTGCAACCTGGGCCACGTCAACCTGGCAGCGTTCGTAGATGAGTACGGAAACGAGTCGCTGTTCGAGGTCTACAAGGCTCACCAGCTGATGACGCGGTTCCTGATCCGAGCGACGTTCGCCGCTGTAGGCGACGACAAGTCCCGAGAAGTACTGGACCGCAACCGACGAATCGGAGTCGGCCACCTGGGAGTGGCCTCGTACCTGGCGATGACCGGTCGGAAGTACTCGGACGCACCGGCTGACCCGGAGTTCAAGGCGAAGCTGCGATCCTGGGCCGCTGCCGTGGATGACGAGGCCGTGAAGTTCTGTCACCAGCTGCGTATCCCTGTCCCGGTGAAGAAACGGACGGTGGCCCCTACAGGGACCATCGCCAAGATGCCCGGAGTATCAGAAGGTATCCACCCGATCTTCTCCCGGTACTTCAACCGCCGTATTCGGTTCAACACACGCGGTGATGATCTGGCGCAGGTGGACGAACTGCGGGAGCAGGGATTCCACGTCGAGGACGACCTGTACGCCCCGGACACGTTGGTAGTAACCATTCCTACCAAGGACACGCTAGTAGCCGCTGTAGAGGCAATCTACGGCCCGGAACGGGCAGAGGAGTTGGTGCAGTCAGCCGACGAGTTGTCGTTGAACGAGCTGCTGGCGTTCCAGGCGATGTACCAGACGTGTTGGGCGGATAATGCGGTGTCGTTCACGGCCAACATCGATTTGGCCAAGTACGAGTGGACACGTGAAGCGGGGTCCAACCCCGCTTCTTACGCGGCTGAGTACGTGTCAGATCAGTTGGTCCGGTTCGCGGGGTTGATAAAAGGTGTAACCGTCTTCCCGGAATCGTCTATGCCACAAAGCCCATACGAGCGGATAACGAAGGAGGAGTATGAAGCGTCACAGGCCAAATCCGTCAGCGACGGCGTTGACGAAGAGTGCTCCAACGGTTCGTGCCCTATCCGGTAACGGTATGTGGGCAGCGATAGCCGCTGCCGTCCTCTACCACGAGATTAATTGTCGTGAAGGGGAACTCCTCTCGGAAGCCGTAGACCGGGGGTTGGCCAAACACCCGGTACCCATCTACGTGCTCGTCCTAGTAACGGCAGCCCACCTACTGAATTGGCTGCCTTCTCAAACCGATCCGTATCACCTGATCGGTGTTTTGTTCAAGAAGTCGAAAGGCAAACATGACTGATATTGATGACGACCCGTTCGCACCGAAGACCGCTGTAGCCGATAACCCCGTGTCCTCCGACGCAGGGCGACCCCCCGCCGTGGTTAAGACCGCCGCCGTAGGGGACGGCGAAGGCAAGATCGTTCTTACCTACAAGGAGGGGGCGGGGTTTGACTCGTCTTGGACTGTAGTCCATGCCAACTCGGTTGAAGATGCTAAGGCGATTCTGAAAGACCCGGAGTTCAAGGAACTGTTGGATCTATCGAAGAAGGCGGCGGTGTACTTCCGTGGTGGTTCCACCCCCACGGCACCGGCTGCACCCGCACAACCCCGGTCCAACGCACCGCTGCCCGCGCAGTCGGCACCGGGTGGAGATACCCGCCAGTGCAAGCACGGGGAGATGCAGTACAAGACCGGCTCGAAGAACGGTCGGACTTGGAAGGGCTTCTTCTGCCCGTCTCCCAAGGACACACCCGACCAGTGCAGCCCTGAGTTCCTGCGGTAGCCGTGTCTGACTTTGAGGATCTGATGGAGGGGGCGGGGTTCGACCCCCCGCCTCCCCCGGAGGTGTTCGACTTCGAGGTCCATCTAATCGGCGAAGACGAACCGATCCGGGTACCGAAGAGTCGGTTGACGTTTGACGGAGAAGAACTCGTTCTAACCGGCGACACAGGTAGTTTCACGTCGTTTCGGTGGGAGTTGGTTGAGTACTACACGGGTAAGGCGGTGCGATGAACAAGTTCGGAGTGTGCTTTTCTAGTCTCTCGGGACGCATCCTTGTGGGACGAATTAACAAGGCTGGAACCGAGTTTCTCGAAAAGGAAGACCTAAGTGGGCACGCCCTGTACGCCGTGGCCGAATGGTTGGAGTCGAACTACGTGGGTGAGCCTTTCGAGATTTTCAGACCAGGTGGCGACTACGGATACCGGTTGACGGTAGAGCGGATCGAACGTCGATGAGCCGCCTAACCATAATCTTAGACGCCGAGGACTACGACGCGTTGATCGCGGAGGTGGAACGGTTGACCGAAGCCAACAAACGGCTGAAATCCCAGATACGGCAACAACCCTCGAACTCCAAGAAGCTGACCAAGTCCGAGGTCTCGCAGATCCGGGACATGTACCGCAAGGGCTACAAGGTTACCGAGCTGGCGGTCATCTTCGACGTCAACCATTCCACGGTCTCTCGGATCGTCAAACACGTTTATTGGAAAGGCATTTGATGAACATCGAGAAAGAGATTTACAAAGACATACTGGCGCACAGTCTGTCTCCGATTGTGGTGTTGGCAGCCCTGAAGGCTACGCAGCACGCCTACGCACAGATGGGTGCGTATACGGACGAGATCCAGATGTTCGTCCAGACCCTCGAAAACACCGCTGTTCGTATGGTCGAACAGTATTCGGGATTGGACGACTAGTGGACGAAACGCTGGAACACATTCTCCAGACCTACTTGTATGGCTCGGGTCTCTCCAAGGAAAAGTCCCACATCGCAACGCACGTTATCTACCACATGATCATGGGATACCAGTCACGCCAATAGGAGCGAAATGACCGAGGGCACATTGATTTTCGACATCGAGACGCACTCGGCAGAGCTGATGTACTCGATGGAGCCGGAAGAGTTCGTACGGCTGATCGGGTACGCGTGGGGTGACGGTGAGGTGGTTCTGACCACCGACCTGGACGAGATCAAACACCAGATCCTCAAGGCCCGCTGGATAATCGGTCACAACATCCACGCGTTCGATCTGCGGGCGGTGTTCGGTATCAAGTCCGACATCCCGCTAGAACTAGCCCAACAGCGGAGGGTGTACGACACCTGGACCCATGCGGCACTGGTGAACCCGGCTCCGTACATGTTCACCAACCGCCACGGCAAGAACGCGCTGGCCAACTCCCCGGACAAGATGAAGCGGTGGTTCAGCCTGGACGAACAGGCACACCAGCTCGGGGTACCGGGGAAGACCCACGACCTGAAGGCGCTAGCCAAAGAGTTCGGTGGGTTTGGTGCTATCCCGGTGGACGACGAACGGTACCGGGAGTACCTGATCGGTGACGTCATAGCGTCCCGAGTGGTAGCCCAAGAACTGCTGAAGAAGGGCAAGCTGGACGACTACGCGCTGCGTGAGCAGGAGATAGCGGCAAGAGCTGCCGTCATATCCTCCAACGGTTTACGGGTCGACGTGGAAGCAGCCAAAGCCCGCGTCGAAGAACTCCGGGTTCGCCGTGAGGCGATCTTGGCCGAACTCCAGACCAAGTACGGTCTGCCTACCGAGGGTAAGAGCCCGTGGGCTACGACAGCCGGTAAAGAAGCCATCATGGCGGCGTTGGCCGATCACGGGATCACCCCGAAGTCCCGCAAGGATTGGACCAAGACATCTACTGGAAACCTGTCGTTGGGTGGCGAGGTTCTTACCGAGCTGACCAAAGGAACATCGGCGGAAGATCTCGGAACAGCGCTGGCGGAACTGAAGGGCCAGCGGTCGTTGGCTCAGCTGGCGTTGGACTCGACGCACCCGGACGGGTTCGTACACCCGGATATCACGATGCTCCAGAGGTCGGGGCGGTGGAGTACCACTGAGCCGGGGCTGACGGTCTGGACATCCAGAGGTGAAGGTGCGGTGGAGAAGTCGTACTTCGTACCGGACTCCGACGACGAGGTGTTGTTGGAGCTGGACTATTCGAACGCCGACGCTCGTATCGTCGCTGCCTACTCGGGTGACCGGAAGTACGCGGAGCGGTTCGAGCCGGGTGCGGACGGCCACATGATCAACGCGATAGCCGCATGGGGTCGTGAGGTCGTGGAGTCCGATCCGAAGAAGTACCGGCAGATGGCAAAGCCGTTGGGCCACGGTTGGTCTTACGGTGGTCGCCCTGGCGGTCTGGTTCGGGTGACCGGACTGCCGTTCACGACGGCCAAGAAGTTCTGCGACGGAATGGACTCTACGTTCGTTGCGTTGGTCGACTGGCAGAACCGGGTCCGTGACGAAGCCACACGCGGGTACGTGATGAACGAGTGGGGTCGCAAGCTCTGGGTTGAGCAAGAACGGATCTTCACACAGGCCCCGGCCCTGAAGGGCCAGAACGGTACTCGGGAGATCGTGTGCGATGCGCTGTTGCGTATGCCACCGCACATCCTGCGCCGGGTGAAGGCGCAGATCCATGACGCGGTGTTGTTCTCGGTTCCTCGTGAGAACTGGGAAGCGTGCCGGGACTACTTGGTACGCCTGATGGAAACCGAGTTCCAACCCTCTGTCGGAGGCCAGCTAGTCGAGTTCCCGGTGTCTGCCGGACCGGCTGGGGCCAACTGGATGGAGGCTTCACATGAATGATCGGTACCGACCACGGGTCGGGACCTTAAGCGCAGCGCTACCGCGCTAGCGCCGTCACAGTGACGTTTTTAACTTGACATACGACCAGGAGGAAACATGACCGCAGCAGTAAATCGAGGGTTCGTTTTAGACATCGAGGGGCAAGAGCTACCGCATCCCAACGGCGCGGGGCACTTTCGGCTCTTGGTGCGACTGGATACAGCCCAAGACTTGTTTGACGCTCTTGACCACGCTTTGACGGGTGACTGAATGGACATCCGTGAATTTCTAGACGAACTCTATTCCCTATGGGCTAAAACCACCGGGGCGGAAGATCATTATTGGATGTCCCGTACCGAGCACGAATTCCAAGGCGTTGGAATGTTGTTCGGCATTCGCGCGGTGGGTACAGAACAAGACGAACTAGTGGTGGCCGATACTTCGGGGTTTGACAACGAAGCCGATGTGGACTTCATCACCGCCATCCACGGCGCTCTGCCGGATCTGGTCCGTCGTACCCACGAGGCTTTGGACGAGGCTGATCGGTTGGACGAACAGCGGGACGAACAAGAGATTCGTATCGCGGGGTTGGAAGAAACGATTGACGAACTGAACGGTCGAATTAACGATTTGGAACACGACCTGGCGAAGCTGTCAAAAGGAGCTGGCGGATGCTGACTGAATCCCAGTTCCGCGAAATTGCAGACACATTGAAGGCTATAGCCAACGAGTTACGGGATATGAACGATCGAACCACTCTCAAAGCATGTGCCTCGATGATCAATGAGGGGTTACAGAGCGGATTTGTAACCGGTCCCGAAGGAGGCATTTACAGTGGTCCGTCGATTTCTTAACTTCCTCCGTAAACCGTTTCTTGGTCTGCCGGATTCTGTGCAGCCGATCGTGATTCGGGAGTTGGACGACATGGAGTCGATCCACCAGGACTTCACCAACCACGGGTTCTCGGTGATCGTCCTTCGGCTGGAACACATATCACCCGAACCGGTGTACGAGGACACCATGCACTACTTCCTGCCTGGCAGTTACGGAGGCGGGTACCTGTGA